CCTTGGCTTTCTACAGCCGCATTCGTTTAAGCCCTGTTGACATCTACGTGTACGTGTACGGGCATGCTTCAAGCGCAGCTAGCCTTATCGTAGCAGCCGGTGACAAGCGCTTTATGACTAAAGAGGCTTGGATCATGGTGCACGAGGAGAGTAACGAACTCAGCGGTGACGTCAAGTCGTTTGAGACAGAGGTAGAGCAGATGCGCAGAGCTGAGACAGCTTGGAACGAGCTCCTAGCGTCTCGGACTAAGACAACGGATCGCAGCTGGGCTGGTATGAACCACGAGACAACCTATTTAACTGCCGAAGAGTGTTTGGAACTTGGGCTGATTGACGAGATTTTATGAAAATCAACCTAGATGATTTAAAAAAAGCAATCGACTGGTTTCGAGCAAACACAAATCAAGTAGAAGTGACAATTTACGCAGGTGAGGGCAACAAGCTTCGCCTCACTGCTTTTGACCGTAATGATGCTGAAGTAGAAGTTACCTTGTACAACTGCGGCGAGATCTTACCCAAGATCAAAAAGACTGAGGTGTTACGATGAGCAATGACAAACTAAACAAGCTACGTGACCGAGCATCAGAAGCCTTTGAAGCTAAGTTTGGTAACTGGGATACTGGACCGGTGGAAGAGGAGTGCTATAAAGCAGGCTGGGACGCAGCCCTGAAAGCCGCAGCTGAGCTTGCGCCAGAGTTTAATCAACAGGCCTTACGCGAATGGCGTTTTGCTTATGGCGCTAGGACGTTAAATTTTTTTACGGAAGAACGGTTTGAAGATGTAATTGACGGCGCTCGCTGGCAATACGAGCAAGACAAAGTCACGATTGGCGCGCTGAAGGCTGAGCTTGAACGCACTGTTCGCCAATGGCAGCAATCATCGATTGATTGGGGCAAGGAGCGCGCTACTCTTCGCGCCCAAGCCGACGCGCTGGCTGAGGCGTTGGACCAAATAGCTCAGTACCACTCGCACGCTCCGGAGCTCAACCGAATTTTCGAAATAGCGCGCGTGGCACTGGCCAAATACCGAGGTGAGAAATGACCCTCAAATGCCATAAATGCAACCACACCACAACTCCCATCCTAAAGATGGGAGGCTTGATCTGTAGGAACTGCCGTGTCATACTCAGGTATCCGGGATCTCCAGAATACTCAGAAGTGGTTGAAGCACAGAAGCCTAAAAAGGAGAAAAAATGAAACAAAGTATTACCATCATTATAACAGCCCTAATACTTCTGGCCGTAGCCTTCGCTGCAGGCCGGTACTCGGTAAAATCAGTTATCACAACTGAGGTAACCAAAACCGAAGAAAAGAAGAAAGAAGACATAAAGCAGGACTCCCACACGGTAATCGTCAAGGCTCCAGACGGCACTACGACCACTACAATCGACACCCACGTTGATACCCACATTGTCGATACTACTAAGACAACTGACCAGCTCGTCCAGCAGACGAATACAAGGAAAACATTACAAATATCCCTTTTAGGAGGGTATAACTATGCTTCCCCGCAAGGGATCGATGTAGGCTTGTCTGTCTCAAAGGAAGTCTTAGGACCGGTTACTGTTGGACTTTGGGGTATGAAGTCAGGTATTATTGGTTTGTCAGTAGGATTAAATTTTTAACACAAAAGGAGGGTTTTTATGTCAAATTTTGAAAAATTCTGTAAAGATCTTGAAGAGACTATTAAAGCGGCCTATGAAGAGCGGGTAACCACAGAGCAGGCAGAAGAGCTAGCGGCCAAGTTTCTTCACGCCATGATGGTTGTGTCTTCGGAGCTTCGCTTGGTAGATCTAGATGCCAGGATGAAGAAACAAAATGTTAAGGCCATACGAGGAGCTATATATTTAGATATTATTTCTAAATCGGACAAAAAACCGACCGAAGCTGGGATTGCTGCGATGCTCGACACCAACGAGTTAGTGCAAAACGAACAAAAAGCTTATGATCAAGCAGAAGTGCTCGCCGAAGAAGTAGAGCGTACTTACAACGTTTGTAAAGAAAGTCATATATTTTTTAGAACATTGGCAAAAGGTACGATGGGATGAGCGAATACAACGCGGCCAAGAAAAAAGAATATTACCAGAAAAATAAAAGCCGTTCTTTAGAAGCGGCCCGCGTACGTTATTATAAAAATCAAGAATATTTTAAATTTTATCAACGAAAACGTCGATTAAGAACTATATATTTTCCTCATTTATCTATAGATGAAGCGTACGCAGCTTATGAAAAACTAAGAGAAGAACAAAAAGACCTTTGCGCAATCTGCGGCAATCCCGAGTCAAAAATCGACCCACAACAAGGGAGACCTTGCACCTTAGCAGTTGACCATTGCCATAAGACTGGTAAAGTAAGAGGACTATTATGCTTCAGGTGCAATACTAATCTAGGCTGGTACGAAACCATGAGCGACAAATTTTTAGCCTACCTTGAAAGGACCTCTAAATGAAACCTAGCAAACTAACTCGCCCTAAATCCAACATCTTTTCAGCCGACGAAATGCCTGACTCAGACAACTTAAAATACATCGTAATGCCTAGCTGGTGGCAGGAAGGTACTAAGACCAAAGGGCTGCCTTTCCGTAAAATCGTCATGATTGCAGGCGACTCCGACTCAGGTAAAACCTCGGCTTCTATCGCTGCCATCAAAGCAGCCCAGGACCAAGGCGTCACCGTCCTTTACGTTGAGACCGAGGGTAAGACGACTAAGAAAGACTTTACCGACTGGGGTGTAGACCCTAAGAGGAAGCTCTTTGTCCTTCAGGAGTCTATCGCTGAGAAGGTTTATGACGATACCCTAGGCTTCCTGAATGACCGCTTAGAAAAGAACCCCAAGGAAGAAATCCTGGTGATCATCGACTCTATCGGTAACGTCATCTCCAAACATGATACGGAGCGCGTTTTGGCCGAAAGCTCACAGCGCCCAGGCGGTAAGGGTAAGACTAACCGGGAAGGCCTGAATATGCTTATTGCTATGCGTCAGATGCACGATATTGCAGTCCTGATCATTAACTATACGTACGACAACCTAGGCTCCCCAGGTAAAACCAACGCAGGCGGAAAAGCTGTAAACTTCTTTTCTAGCCTCACTTACCAAACTAGCCGCAAATCTTGGATTGAGGCGACTGTCAAGGGTGAAAAAGTACGTAAAGGCGCTAAGGTGCAATGGCGTCTCTTTAAGAACCATATTGACCGTTCCAATCCTGGACCCAAGGTAATGGAACTTGACATCACGGCTGAAGGTATTAAACTGGCAGGAGCAGGCGACGAATAATTAATTTAGCTCCCCACCCGAAGTACAAGGGTATAACGCTGGCGTGACCCAGAGTTTCAGGTTAGAGTCCTGACGGTTCCTAGGTAAGAGAAGCCGTAGTTAAAGGTGGAGGAGCTTTTAAATCCTGGAGGGGATATGAGCGAACCGATAGCAGTTTTGATTTCAGACGTACACTTTAACGTACATACCATAGAGCTAGCATCCTTAGCTCTTCGTAAAGCTCAGTTTAAAGCGGTAATGCTGAAAGTCCCCCTAGTAATAGCTGGGGATCTTTTAGACACAAAAGCAATCATCCGAGCCGAGGTAGCTAATCGACTCATCGAGCTACTTTCTGTTAAAGACGCACCTGAGACCATCATCCTAGTAGGAAACCACGACCTGATAAACGAGAAGGGTAAAGAGCACGCACTTAACTTTCTTAAGCCCTATGCGACAATCATTGAAACTATACAAACCGGACACCTCTGTGGAGTAGCTGTTGACCTAATACCCTATCAGGCGGACCCTACAGTGATTTTAAAGTACCTACAGGATATAGAAGGGGAAGCGCAGGAAGTACTCTTAGAGTACGAACACGTACTTACGAAACCTATGATCATCATGCACCAGGGTGTTCAGGGGTCGGCTATGGGAGATTACATTATAGACAAGAGCGCAGTACCTAAAGAGACATTCGCAGGCTACCGAGTAATAAGTGGTCACTATCATCCTAGGCAAGATATTGTGTGTCCAGATGGTGGACTAGTATCCTACATTGGTAATCCCTATACTCTAGGCTTCGGAGAGGCTAACGACCCAGAGAAGGGCTTCCAAGTACTAAAAAATGACGGTTCTTTGGAGTTTATTCCTACAAGTATGCGAAAACACATCATTTATGACATTGCTTTTGGAGAGCCAAAAACCGGCTCCAAACATAACCCAGAAGACCTGGTGTGGATAAAGTTTCGAGGCACTAAAGAGCAGCTATCCAGCTTTCCTAAAGAAAAGCTCATAGAAGGCCTAGAGGCCGCTTCAGTAAAAGTTGACTATATACCCCTAGACCAAGAAACCCAAGTGCCTTCAAAAGCAGACACAATGTCTCAATCTGCTCTACTGGACAATATGATTGACTCCATGACGAATACCGGCGATGCTACTAAAGAACGCCTCAAGGCGTTGTGGAGGGCTTGTGCGAGTAATTAAAGCAGAAGTCAAAAACTTCAGTAGTTATGGAGATTTGTCGTTTAACTTTTCTAACCAAGGCCTGACCCTTATCCAAGGTGCCACAGGCTCAGGTAAGTCTACTCTCTGCGATATTGTACCGTGGGTACTGTTCGGCATTACCGCTAAAGGCGGTAAAGTTGACGAAGTAGTGTCTTGGGGCTCAAAAGAGCAGACCTTTGGCTCAGTCGTCCTTAGCCTTAACGGTGAGTTTTTCATTGTTACTAGGGCCCGTAACCCAAATGATCTATTCTTTGGCTACGGTGAAAACGCTCTTCTACGAGGTAAAGACCTAAATGACACCCAGAAGCTCATAAACGCCAAGTTAGGTATAGACGCCGACCTCTACCTGTCAGGAGCTTACTTTCATGAATTTTCAAGAACGGCGGCTTTCTTTACTGCTACTGCCAAAGCGCGTAGGGAGATCTGTGAGCAGATAGTAGACCTGGCCCTACCAGAACGGCTTAAACTCAGTTTAAGTGCCAAAGAAAAGGAATTGAAACAAAAGGAAGTTACACTCGCTTCTTCCCTAGACCAAGCAGCCGCAGCCCTTCGCGTACTTACCTCGTCCTGCACTAGAGTAATAGGACAGCAAACTGCGTGGCAAGCGCAGAGAGGTCTGCGCATTGAAGGGCTCCAATCTAAGGCTCGTAACTTTGATAAAGAACTCCAAGCCGAACTAGACCAGCTTCGTAAGTACGCCGAGGAGTTTGAAGCGGAGCGCGAAAAAGACATTGCTGCAATGCAGGCCGAAATGGAAAATCCTAAATGCGGCTCTTGCGGTGAACCGCTTAAAGATCCTTCAAAAAAACGTAAAATTCTTAGGGAACATATAAGTGCGCGATTTTCTGATACTAACCGGTATTTAGCTCAGTTTGAAAGGGCTCAGCAAAGGACCAACCACTATACTCAACAGGTCGAGGAAGCTATTACTGAAGAAAATCCGTATGATGCAGAAGTTGACGAGTTGCGGGAAGAAGTACAGAAAACCAAGCTTGAGGCAAAAGCTTTTGACAAACTAAAGACTCAAGTAGCCGGGGAAAAGCAAGAAGTGCAGATCCTTCTGGACGTAATCCAGGACTTCCGAGGCGCACTAATTACTAGAACTATCCAGGAACTACAAAATACTACAAATGAATACCTGGCAAAGTATTTTGACGCAGAGATTCGAGTAGAGCTATCAATTGCCGACGCCGATAAGATCGAAACTCTTATTCACAAAGACGGAAACGAGTGCGTTTACACGCAGTTAAGTAAAGGCCAGCGTCAATTACTTAAGCTGTCTTTTGGCCTAGCCGTAATGCAGGCGGTAAAGAATCACCATGGCGTGACGTTTAACGCTGTGTTTCTCGACGAAGCATTGGACGGACTTGACGACAGATTTAAGGTAAAAGCATACTCGCTACTTGAAGCGCTTTCGACTTCTTATGAAAGTGTCTTTTGCGTAGAGCATAGCACAGAATTGAAAGCTTTATTTTCGAATCAGATTGAGGTAGAGTTGGTAAACGGAAAGAGTGTGTTGCGTGGCTAAACTCAGCAAACTCTACACAACCAAGCAGATTACTGAGATTCGTAACAAGCTTATTCAAGAGCACGGGAATAAATGTGCTATATGCCAAAAACCTAGGGAGGCTTTCAAGAAAAGCCTAAGCGTCGATCACAATCATAAGACCAACAAGATACGCGGCCTGCTGTGTTACCGTTGTAATAAGTTCCGTGTAGGCCGCCAAACTATTGAAACAACGAAAGAAGTTCTTGAGTATTTATTAAAGTACGATTTACCTGAGGGAGGAAAATGAAAAAAGCTAAGAGCATCCTGGTGTTAAGCGATATGCACCATCCTTACGCGCACCCAGACACAGTGCCTTTTCTCAAAGCAGTTAAGGCTAAGTATAAGCCAGACACAGTTATTTGTATTGGTGACGAGGCCGACTTCCATGACTCCTCCTTCCATGACAGCGACCCAGATCTCGACAGCGCAGGTGTAGAGCTTCAGAAGGCGATTAAAGGACTTATACCTATCTATAAGTTATTCCCCAAAGTCACTGTAGTTGAGTCTAACCACGGCTCTATGGTGCTTAGAAAAGCCATCGTGGGTAAAATCCCACGCAAGGCTATCCGCCCCTACAACGACGTATTGGACGCCCCCAAGGGCTGGACCTGGGTATTTGACGCTATTGTTAACACTCCGTTAGGCCCAGTTTACTTCTGCCACGGTAAAACAGGTACAGCAGGACGCCTAGCCTCACAGTACGGTATGAGCACGGTCCAAGGGCATTTCCACGAGAAGGCTCAAATCACGTACATTTCAACCCCAGAAAAACTGATGTTTGACGCGCATACCGGCTGTTTAGCTGATGACAAATCACTTGCCTTAGGATATAACAAAGTAAACCCAAAACGACCAATTGTGTCCATACTGGTAATTGTAAACGGCATCCCCCAGTTGGTACCAATGGTCCTCAAGAAAGGCGGACGGTGGAATGGAAAACTCTAAAACAGGAGTAAAGCACGACCAAGGCAAGGCAGATCTTAGTCTTATTCCCTATTCCGCTATGATAGCAGAGGCTCAAGCCCTAATGGTAGGAGAACGCAAATACGGACGGTATAATTATGAAAACGGTATGGAAGTTACCAGAATCATGAGCGCTTTACTTAGACATGCTTACGCATACCTTAATGGAGAAGAGAATGACCCAGTAGATGGGCAGCCTCATTTAGGCTCTATTCGAGCCTGCACTTCAATGATAATTAGATCTGCCGAACTAGGCACTTTAATAGATAACCGCAGCCCAAATAGAGTTAAAAATGAAAAAGAGTAGTTGTCACCCAGAAAAGCGCTACGGGGCTCGAGGAATGTGTATTGTTTGCTACAACTCGTGGCTTAGAAAAACAAATCCTGAGTATAAGAGAAAATGTGCAGAGTCTTCCGCAAAAGCTAGAAATAAACCAGAAGGAATTAGGGCCCGAAATAACTCACTTCTAAAACAAAGGTACGGCATAACTATTGATGACAGAGAAAGAATGCATGCAGAACAGAATGCTAAGTGTAAAATTTGTAATCTTGAAAAACCTCTTGTAGTCGAGCACAATCATAAAACGGGCAATGTTCGAGGACTTACTTGTGAAAAATGTAATATGATGCTTGGCGTTTTAGAAAATAATTGGAAAATATTACACGTAGCTATGAGCTATCTAGCTACGGAAGGAAAAGTAGTATGACAGACCTTAACTACAAACTCTTAGATTTGATTCAGTCGGCTGTGGACTTGGCTAACCAAGTCCGCGAGGACGTAGCCGGAGACGGGATAGTCTCTGACGAAACGATGAACAAGCTCTTGCATTTCGTCAAGATCCATGATGAACTAAACGCAACTCTGGATATGGCGAATTTTATTACTAAGAATAAAAGGACAGTACAATGATTATTATTAAGAGCGAAAACATTAAGCCTTTTGACGTAGACGGTACCTTGATTTGCGATCCTAAAGACAGCCAAATGCGAGCTTTTATTCCAGACCCTATTGAGCCAGGGCGCACTATCCACGTAGGGATTAACCAATCTATGGTAAGGCTTCTTAAAGAGGAAAAATCTAGAGGCGCCTATATCATTCTTTGGAGCCGAGGCGGCTACCAATGGGCGGCGACCGTTGCTAGGTTCTTAGAGCTTGATCGCCATATCGACCTTGTAATTTCTAAGCCGTTGGCGTACTTTGATGATGTGCCGGCAGAAGAATGGCTTCAGAACCGTGTTTTCATTAAACCAGACGTAAAGTATAAAAGATAACCCAAACCAATAACAAAGGAGAAGTAACATGGGTTTTAAAGAAGTAGCAGACCTCAGCGCGGACACAGTGATTTCGCTCGGGGGTTCTAACAAGAAGACAGGGAAAGCTAACCCTAAGTCTATCGAAGGGTACTACATCGGTGCCAAGCAGGTAGCGGACAAGAAGAAAAAGAGCGGAACCTCTTTTATCTACATTTTCCAAACTGCTAAAGGCAACGTTGGCGTATGGGGTAAAACTGATCTCGACAACAAAATGAAAGCAGTCACTGCTGGCACTATGGTTCGAGCCACTTTCGACCGTATGCAAAGCACACCAAACGGCGACATGTATAAGTATAAAGTTGAAGTCGACGAAGACAACACTATCGAGGTAAACACCGCTTCTACTTCAGGGACTGAGTATGAAGGCGCTGACCTTACAGACGACGAAGGTACTGCTGGCGGTTACGAAGCTCCTACAGACGACGAGGACGAAGAGTCTGAGGACGGAGTGCAGGCAGCTGCTTTGGCTAACCTGGAACGCAAGAAGCGTATGGAAGCCCTGTTGAATAAAGGTAAGAACGCTAAAGGATAATGCTTTAGGCGGTAGCTCAACGGTAGAGTGCGGAAGTCCGAGACGGTCTTAGGACCGTAGTAGGCATCAAATGCCGAGGTGCCAGTTCGAATCTGGCCCGCCTGCTTTTTTTGGAGGGAATATGACTTTGTACAGGCTTATACTGCCTAATTGGATTACTCCTTCCGCCTCTATGCCTAAAGTGCTAGAAGGCGCGTTTTCAGACAAAGAAATCAAGCGATACAATGCCCAAGGCTACAACATTTATTATTTACCCAATTACCCCAGCGAATATAAAAAGGGAGTAACAATAGATGGCTCTCATGTTGATACTTTTAATTTTGTTTTTGTGGATGCTGACGTAAAAGACGGCGTATACACTAAAGATACTTTTTTAGACAAAATAGTCCAAATTGGCATAACCCCTACCAAGATCGTAGACTCCGGCAATGGTATCCACGTCTATTGGCAAATTTCTGACCTAGATGCTAAAAGTTACCTTCGATTTCAACGTCGACTTATGCGACTGTACGACACTGACGAAGCTGTTGGGCAACTGTTTCAACTTATGCGCGCGCCAGGCAGTATTAACACTAAGCATCAGAACGCCTCAGTCCCTTGCGAACTCATTGCTGAAACTGACCAAGTGTACACCTCGGAGCAGTTAGATAAACTCCTTCCCCCTATTACTAAAGCTGACGAGATTTACTGCGAGCAGCACTACAACAAAACCTATGGTATTAACCAGCCGACGGACATAGACGACACTATTCCGCCCAAGTTTGGTAAGCTCTTGAAGGACAATCCAGAAGCCAAGGAGCTCTGGTCTAACCCTCACGAAGACCGTAGCAAGGCGGACTATCGCCTGGCGCACCTCATGTTCGCTAACGGCTTCACAGCAGCCGAAGCCTCCAGTGTCCTGGTAAACAGCGCCAAGGCCCTACAGCGGGCCCCGATCCATCGGGTAAGCTACGCTACCAACATTGTGGACAAGATCTGGACGTTTGAGCTTTCTGAAGATAAGGAAAAGCTTGAGCTGTCCATGAGTGTTAAAGACATCCTGCAGCGCAGTGGGGATACGCTTAAAGGCACGCCGTTTCGCTGCCACCCCCGCATCGACAATACCGCCCATGGGTTCCGCCTTGGCCAGGTAATCGGCTTGGTGGCCGGCTCTGGAGTCGGTAAGACCGCGTTTACTCTGAACATGTTCCAGTGGTTCGTACAGACCAACCCAGACTATGTACACTTCTTTATTCCCCTTGAGCAGCCGGCTAACGAGATAGCGGACCGCTGGAAAAGCATGTGCGGCGAGGACACTAGCCTGCACGACAAAGTCCATATTATCAGTAACTATGACGAAGACGGTACTTTCAGACACCTTTCGTTTGACGAGATTAAGGAATATATTGAGAAATTTCAAGCCGTTACAGGCAAGAAGGTCGGCTGCGTTGTAATTGACCATATTGGAGCGTTGAAGAAAAAAGGCAGTAACGACGAGAACCAAGACCTTATGGCAATTTGTCATGCCATGAAAGCTTTTGCCGTACAGACAAATACCCTCCTGGTAATGCAGAGCCAGACAAGCCGAGAGAAAGCAGGCATCGGCGATCTGGAGCTTAACAAAGACGCCGCCTACGGCACCTCGTCATTTGAATGGTACTGTGACTACCTCATAACGATCTGGCAGCCTTTGAAACGTACACAAATGGAACATGGCTGCCCGGCGGTAACCGCTTTCAAGTACTGTAAGATCCGTCACAAGAAGCCAAAACGAGACGTTATCCAAGAAGACGTGCCATACTACATGTATTTTGATTCAGAAACTGAGCGAATGCGAGACATGACTCAAGAGGAAGAGACAGCATTTAAGTTCTTCTTGCCCAAGGCGACTAACCTGCGTAAACTGGACCGTAAGACGGACCTGGTAGCCTATAAGTCCGTTCCGTATAAAGGGGACACAAGTGGAGCCACAACTAATCGTGCTGGATAATGACTCCGCAGTAGAGGAGCTCGCCCAGTACTTACAGGATAAGGAATTCATCGCTTACGACTGTGAGACGACAGGCCTTACTGAGCAGGACGAAGTCATAGGCTACTCCATATGCGCTGAAGAGGGTTTGGCTTATTATATTATCCTAGCATCATGGGACAAGGTTAATTCTAGGCTAGTTTATTACTCCACGCTTGAGGCTTCCAAGAAACTCATTAAAAGTTTGGTAGGCAAAAGCCTTATAATGCACAACAGCGTGTTCGACTGTATTATGGCCAAAGCCTTCTTTAAAACAGATCTAATGCCTAGCCTCCACACCGACACCATGGTACTCGCACACCTCCTAGACGAGAATCGTCGGGTAGGCTTGAAAGAGCTGTCGGCCAGTATTTTCGGCGAGTCCTCTAAAAAAGAGCAGGAAGAAATGAAGGCCAGCGTAGCTGCTAACGGCGGGAGCCTTACCAAGGCGTCTTACGAGATGTACAAGGCAGACCCCTACCTCATGGGTAAGTACGGAGCCAAAGACGCCCTCCTTACCTTCAAGCTGTTCCATACCCTAGTGCCGCAGCTTTTTGAGCAGGATCTAGATAAGTTCTTCTACGAGGAAGAGACTATGCCCCTTCTTCGTGGCCCTACGTACGATCTGAACCGAACAGGGCTGGCAGTAGATGTAAAGGGCCTAGCCTCGCTCAAGAAGCAGCTAGAAGCCGAGTGTTTAGAGGCGAAGACGTTTATTCACCAGGAGATCGCCTCAATCGTCAGCGAGAAGTACCCAGGCACTAACAAAAAGAACCATTTCAACATCGGGTCCTCTTCCCAACTGTCCTGGCTTCTGTTCGGTAAGCTTATGCTCGAGTACAGCGTTCTCACTAAAGAGGGAAAGACAGTCTGTAAAGCATTAGGGCTCAGGCTTCCCTATACATTTTCAGCGAAGCGAGAATTCATAGCGACCTGCGAGCGCATGTTCGGCGAGATCTATCAACCTGAGGCCATTGTTAACGGCAAGAAGGTCAAGGCTAAGCGTGTGAAAGCTCCTTGGTCCTATATAGCCTGCGACAAAGCCACCCTAGCCAAACTAGCCCCCAGGTATGAGTGGATTAAGAAACTCCTAGAATACCAACGCAAAACTAAAATCCTTAACACTTACGTAGAAGGCATTCAAGAAAGGACCAGATATGGCATTATTCACCCGTCTTTCCTCCAGCATGGCACGACTAGTGGACGCTATTCGTCTAGAAATCCAAACTTTCAGAATCTGCCTAGGGATGATAAACGTATCAAAGGCTGCATCCAGGCTAGGCCTGGCCGTACGTTTGTTGGAGCCGACTATTCTCAGCTGGAACCGAGGGTATTTGCTTATTTCTCTAACGATGAGAGGCTCCTACAGGCTTTTCGCGGTACCGATGACTTTTACAGCGTTATCGGAATGGAGGTATACGGCAAGACAGATTGCACTCCTCAAAAGGAAGGTAGCCCAGATGCTTTTGGCATCAAGTATAAACGGCTTAGAGACCTTTCGAAAGTCATCGCGTTGGCATCAACCTACGGGGCCACTGCGTCCAAGCTAGCCTCCACTACAGGCAAGAGTGTGGAAGACACTCAGCTAGATATCGACAACTATTTTGAACGCTTCCCAGGCGTTAAAGAAATGATGTTGGACTCTCACAAGCAGGCTAAGAAGAACGGCGTGGTGTACAACCTGTTCGGGCGCCCTAGAAGAATGCCAGAGGCCAAACACATACCTAGGGACATGACTCACGCAGAACTTCCCTACGACGCCAGGAACGTGCTAAACCTAGCAGTGAACCATAGAATCCAGTCTACAGGGGCCTCCATAGTGAATCGTGCTGCCATACGATTGTACGCCAATATGAAACAGTTGGGCATAGACGGGCAGATCGTAGTTCAGGTACACGACTCTTTAATCGTGGAATGCCCAGAAGCCGACGCCGAAGACGTAGCAGTACTTATGCAAGATGCCATGGAAAACACTACTGTTCTCAAGGGTATAGCGTTAGAAGCGGTTCCCAAGACCGGCAAAACGTTAGCTAATGTCTAATATAGTTGACATTAAGTCTCTTTTTGGCTAATATAGGTCTCATAAGGAGACGATATGCGAAAATTTTTACTGAGACTGATGGCTTACTTACCGTCTAAACTCCCACAAGGGAAGGCTGAGTTTGAAACCTGGTCAGATTCTATTATTGAGACTTTTGGTATGCCTAACAATGATTCTGTTAAGTTTGCCCTGGCTGTATCTATTCTGCATTTGGACTCGACCTCAGCTTACAAGCCCAAAATCTATTTTGGAAAAACCCTCATCAAAGGCGCCGCGAGCCAAGTAGCTGGAGCCGTTATGCAGGATCTCAAAGAGAAGCAGCAGGCCCTGGCAGCAGAAGAAGCCAAAAAACAAGCTGAAGCGACAGCACAGACTGAAAGTGCCGCTTCAAATGTCCCGCAATGATGAACTAAAAAAACTTCAGAAAGAATGGTACGCAAAACTCAAGAAAGCTGGGTTTGACGATATTGAGTACGAAGACGGGTCTTTAAGATCAGCGGCTCCTAGGTCGCCGATGCAGAAAGACCCTTTGATAAGGGAAGCCATACAGGAATATTACTACATGGCCAACCAGTTTCTTCATACCCACACCTTTGAGTCTAAACGAGAACAGATTATCTGGGAGTACCACGCAAACGGGATTGGTTCAGCAGATATTGTCAAAGTATTGAAGAAGGTGAGAATCAAGCTACATGAATCAAGGGTGCGGGCCATTATCGTAAAGCTGCGCAAGATAATGCAGCATGAGCACCTAATGACTTACGAAGGTATGCAATGACAAACATAGACTTTTCAGGACTTTACGACATTCGAGACATGGTACCAGAAGACAAGAACTTCATTTTAGCCACATTCTTGCGAGGCCTTTACTATGGTGACTCCTGGTATAGCTTAATCCCTAAACCAGTCTTTATGGAGAACTACCAGATCTTAGCCGAAATTCTGCTCCAGAAGTCCACCGTAAAAGTCGCCTGTCTCAAAGAAGACCACAATATCATTCTAGGGTACAGCATTCTTAGCCCAGACTTTCAAACGATTCACTGGGTGTATGTAAAGGACTCTAAGCAGCCCGACGGCTCAGGATGGCGCAGACATGGCATTGCCCGAAGTCTTCTGCCTAAATACCCTACAGCTATCACGCATTTAACCGCGACCGGTAAAAAATTAATGAGTAAGTTTCCAACCGCCATTTATAATCCATTTGCCATTTAAGGAGGCAACATGTCAGGAAAATCAGCACGAGGACCTAAACCACAACCAAAGACTGTCCGTTCGGCAGCAGACATCCAGAAAGCGTACGGCCAAGCCTGCGCTGAACTCGGTGATCTTACTACACGCTTTGAGCTTTTGAAAGAAGCCCAAGCCAAGGACCTGCAGAACTTCCAGCAGTCAATTGACGCTAAGAAGAAAGAGATCGCTAAGGTACTGGCAGAAGGCAATGAGCGCGCTGCTTTAGACGCAGCTACACCAGCTCCTACCGAAACTCCTAAGACCGAAGAGGCTACAGCATGAACCAAGTCGAAGAATCAGGATTCCTGGTGAAATACGCTGTGTTACACGGTGGAATCTACATCCCCGGTTCAGGTAACGTAGGGCCCACTCTTAGCCTGGACGCTACGAACTCCAAGGTGTCTAAAATGAGAGTTGTAGGCGCGGTTCTTATTATTACTGCCAAAGACCCGAACGGTAACGTGATCAAAGATAAGGCAGTTGTGCCCCTCACTAACGTAACCCACTATATCCCGGCGTAAGCGCGAGTGACCTCTGTAGGAGCCGTAAGTGTCTAAAAAGAATGAAGTAATAGAGATTCCCCTAACACCTATCGAGGTCCCGCCTATATCGGAGATCTCGGTAGCTCGTTTAATAGACGACGCACTACTGGTGTTATACAGGGAAATTAAGAATCTAGTGGCCCGAAGCGTCAACGGTAAGCTTGAAGCCAACGACGCCAGAGACCTAAGGGACCACCTCAAGCTATTATTCGAGCTTAAGGACAGAGAAAGAGAGTCCCTCAGAGGTCTTACAGACGAGCAGCTCAAAGAACGCGCTAAGGCCATCTTAACTGAGAAAGAAGACGAAACATGAACTTAACTTACCTAGAACGAAAAGAGCTTAACTGGCTTTCGAAAGAGGTCACCGGGGTCGAGTCTAAGTGGCGAACACTTGTCCGCAAAGGCGTCCCTAAGAACATGAAGCAGATCGCACCAAAAGTGTGGCAGTCTGAGCGCCGATGGTTCTTTACTTTCGAAGAAGTAAAAGCTTATCTATTTGAAATTAAAGCCCTTAAAGACAAATATATTGAGGACTTGAAGAAGAAAAATGCTAATAAGTAAAACCGGCATCCTCGCCGAAACCGTAGCCCGTCAGTCAACCCAGGTGTCTACAAACGAAGTAGAGCTTAGTGCTGATTTTCCTGAGCAGAACGCCTTCGTTCAAGACACGTCGCGGTATCTCGATGCGCAATGCTCCCGCCGAGCTGGTAAGACTAACGGGCTAGCCCTACGTTTCTTCAGAACGATGGCTAAGCATCCGAAATCACAATGTGTTTATTTAGGACTGACCTTAGAGTCAGCGAGGGAGATTCTATGGCCCGTTTTGCAGGAAATAAACGAAAAATACCAGATAGGGTGCACGTTCGTAGAGTCAAAGCTGACAATGAAGCACCCAAACGGAGCGACCCTGAAGCTGTTCGGGGCGGACATGAAAAACTTCATCAAGCGCCTAAAAGGCCGCAAATACCCTGGAGTGGGAATAGACGAGGCACAGGACTTCGGAGCGCACCTACAGTCCCTGGTGGACGACGTACTAACGCCGTCGATAGCGGATTACCCCGATGGCTGGCTAGCTCTCACAGGAACCCCAGGACCGGTACCGGCGGGGTACTTCTTCGAAGTAACAAACCAAAGAAAGTACGGGTATAGCCATCACGAGTGGACCCTAATGAACAACCCCCATATGCCAAACCCCCAAGGCTTCCTAGAAGACCTTATGAAGAAACGGGAATGGCAGCACGACAATCCTACCCTCCTTCGCGAGTGGAGGAACCAGTGGGTGCTAGACGTTGAGTCTCTCTGGATACGGTATAACGAAAAGGTTAACCATTACACAGAGTTGCCTAAAGAGTTGAAATGGAACTATATTATGGGCGTGGATATTGGCTTTAACGACGCGGACGCCATAGCCATCGTAGCTTACTCGGAAGCCAGCCCTACAACATACCTGGTGGAAGAGAAAATTACGAAGAAACAAGGACTTACAGAGCTCGTAGAACAGATCAAGCTCTACGAAAAGAAGTATAATGTACAGAAGATCGTCATGGACGAAGGCGGTCTAGGTAAGAAGCTGGCAGAAGAGGTCCGACGACGCCACGCAGTACCGGTAGAGCCAGCAGACAAGCTCCGTAAGCAAGAAAACGTAGAGCTTCTAAACGACGCCCTCAGGACTGGTAAGTTCAAGGCCAAAGGTAACTCCCGCTTCGCCCAAGACTCCTACCTGGTGCAGATCGACTGGGAGAAGTCTAGCCCTAATAAAATCGTAGTTAAGAAGAAACCCCACAGTGACATCATAGACGCCGTGTTATACGCTTTTAAAGAGTCCTACGGGTACCTGCACAAGCCTGCAGGGCCTCCAGCCCCTAAATGGGGCACCAAGGAGTGGGCAGAGTCCCAGCCGGACGAGATGTGGGAAAAAGAGCTCCAAGGTTTCCAGCAAGAAGAGCAGTTTTCGCAGGAAACCATGAAAAAACTCTACGGAATTGACTAAATTTACGTAAATTTACATAAAACAAGCGCGAATGACTCATATAGACATAGCCAAGGAGTCGCAGTGCTTCCTTTCATGAAACTCAAGCAGGCCCCCGTAGCAGGCCTGATCATCAAACGACGTAAATCAGACGCAGCCCCAGAAGGCTCCCTAGACGCCCAGAACGAGGACGCAGCCGCGTCTGACGAAGGCCTAGAGACCTGCGGGTACGCTGCCATTCAAGCTATCCACGCGCAAGACGTTAAAGCGTTTGTACGCGCCGTTAAAGACATGTTCACTATCCTGGACTCACAGCCCCATGAAGAGGGCGAACACACCAATGAGCCTTCAGAAGACCGCGAAGTCATTGAGCTCAACAAGAACACTTTTAAAGCTCAGAACGTCAAAGCCGGAAACATTAGGGAGTAATCGTGCCATTAATTAAGAGTAAATCACAGAAAGCAATGAGCGAGAACATCGCTACCGAAATGCACGCTGGTAAGCCGCAAAAACAAGCAATTGCAATAGCTTACGCAGTTAAGCGCAAGGCTCCCAAGAAGATGGCAGAAGGTGGATCAGTTAAGTCTGAAGCCCGACCAATGCCAGACCAGAAGCACAATGACCGAGTAGAGATTGCTCACCAGGAAACTCCCAAGGCTATTAAAGAATCTCAAATGCTTTCCCGCCCTGATATCAAACAAGACGCTCCCCGCAGAACTCCTAGCCTTAAGAACCCACAGCCCCTCAAAATGTCTAAGATGGTAGCCGCAGACTCCCCCTTCAAGGTACTGGACCGTAAGCTCCAAGATGAAGAGATGCGCCTCCAAATGTTGGCTAAAGGTGGAATGATCAACGAAGAAGTCAGTATGAAGCGGGCAGAAGAAGACGAAGAGCCTTCTATGTCTCCCATCAAAGAATCTTATATGTCTCCTTCTGAAGAAGAGATCATGGATAACGAGCATATGGCTCCCATGTTGGCAGAAGGCGGAGACGTACATGACATCGACCCAGACGAAGACGTTGAAGACGAGCGCCATGACTCACTGGCAGCTGCGATTATGGCTAAACGCCGGAAGTTCGCTGAGGGCGGCCAAGTTGACCTTGATCTCAACGCTATGGAACAGCCTAATGGCTACTATAAGCGTAACGAAGACGCGGCTCTTAAAGAGAACTACGACGAAGAAATCGACAGCCTGCACCAGCCCGAAGACTCGAACGAGATCGGGGACGAGCGAGAGCACTCGGCAGAAGACAAAATGGACATGGTTTCAGCTATCCGACGAAGAATGCAATCCAAAAGACAAATGAGGTAACCAGTGAAACTGGAAAGCCTTAAAGATTTAGACAAGCTTCTGGTGTTATGTAACAAGCGTGGCGTAAAAACCATGAAAATCGATAACTTAGAGTTCCACCTGGAGCCCGATCTTGTAGCACCCAGTGTTCCTACATCTAAGAAACAAGCCAAAGAAGCCCCAGAAGTACAGGGCTTCAACGACCCAGGTAAGATCATAGCAGACGGCTGGGACACCCTGACAGAAGAGCAGAAACTGTTTTACTCTGCCCAAGGCCATCTACCGCAAGAGCAATAAGGACTTATGAAAGTAACAGCTACAGAAGCTCCTAAAAAAGTTACCTTCAGGACTAAGGAAGCCCCTAACGCGGCTGTCTTAGCCCAATGGTGGTTAGAGAAGGACAAGGATAAGGCCGCTTCTCAGATGCTGACCTCTGCTGCCTATCTTAAAGAGACCCAGGCCTACCGGTACCGACAAGCAGCTATCTACGCGAGGTTGTATGGTAACCAAAGTCTTTATAGCTTTGCTGGTTCTAACATGTCTAAAATGGACCAGACCCAGGGCCTTCCTCAGGAACGTCCTACTTTTAACCTTATACAGTCTGCTACTGACACTCTGGTGTCAAGAATCTCACAGTCACGTCCTAAGCCAGTTTTTCTCACTGATAACGGGGATTATAAACAGCGTAACCTCGCTAAAAAACTGAACAATTTCGTAGAAGGTGAGTTCTATAACTGTAAGACCTACGAGCTGGCCCCCATTATCCTGCGAGACGGACTGGTAGAAGGTACTGGCTGCATCCACACGTTTGAAACCCCAGACGCCAGAGTCGGTATGGAGCGAGTCCTCCTTACGGAACTCCTAGTAGACCCTAACGAGGCAATGTATGGAGAACCCAGACAGCTTTATCGTATTAAACTTGTTGACCGCGATGTGCTTATGGCAAATTTTCCTCATCTTGCAAAAAAGATTGAGATGGCAGCTAAAGCCACGCCGGATAACGGACCAGACGCGTCGAAATCGGTCTCAGACCTAGTAATGGTCGTAGAAGGATGGCACCTCCGCTCAGGTAAGAACGCCAAGGACGGACGCCATACTCTGGCCTGTTCAGCTGGATACCTGGTAGATGAAGAGTACGTCAAAGACCGTTTCCCCTTCACATTCATGCATTATAGCCCAAGACTCCTAGGCTTCTGGTCACAAGGACTGGCCGAGCAGCTTATGGGCACCCAAATGGAATTAAACAGCATCCTATACACCATTAGCCGAGCCATCAAGCTCGTCGGTGTACCGAGGGTATTCCAAGAAGAGGGCTCCAAAGTCTCTTCCGCTCACCACAACAACGATATCGGCGTAATCGTCAAGTTCAGAGGAACCAAACCTACTTACGAAGTGGCACCTTCAAATGCACCAGAACTGTACGCGGAGCGCGACAAGCTCATCCAATACGGATACCAGCAATGTGGAGTGTCTGCACTGCAGGCGTCTAGCCAAAAACCCCAAGGTTTGGACAGCGGCGAAGCTATTCGCACTTACGATGATATTAGTACTGACCGCTTTGCTTCCCTTGCTAAGCGGTATGATAATATGTTCGTCGACCTTGCTTACCAAGTAATTGATCTTGCTAAGGATATTGCAGAACGAGACGGTTCCTACACTACGGTGTATCCCAACAAGAACGGAACCAGAGAAGTAGATCTTCCTAAGGCTTCCATGCTGGAAGATACCTATATCATCCAGTGCTTTACTCAGTCGTCCCTTCCTAAAGATCCAGCAGGTCGCTTGGCTAAGGTCACCGAGATGGTGCAGTCAGGTATGATTACCCTGCAGGAAGGCCGACGACTCCTAGACTACCCGGACCTCGAACAAATGGAAACCCTGGCTAACGCAGGTGAAGAGCGGGTATTCCAGATCCTGGACGATATCGTAGAGACAGGCAAGTACACGCCTCCTTACCCTGAGCTTCCTTTAGACCTGGCTAACCAGCACGCAGTAGCCTACATCAACCTGTACTCAGGCGCTAAGCTTGAAGAGTCTAAGATCCAGAAGCTCCGTGACTTCCGAGCCCAAGTACAAGCTTTACTGGCTTCTACCCAGCCTCCTCCTGCACCAGCAGGACCGCAACCTACGCCCCAAGCCAATCCCCAACCGGCTCCGACAAGCCCATTAATTCCTAACGCTCCAGGAGCTTAATAAAATCAAGCCGTTATAGATTTAATTACATGAAATTTTACTAAAAGTTTGTGCAAGTAGTAACCAACAAACGAACAAGGAGTAACCCATGAAAATCCAGCCTATTGCAGGCCCAATGCCCGTCCAACCAACAGTAGACCGACCAGCCAGCGCTGACGTAAAAGCCAAGGTTGTCGCTATGTTAACTGGACAGAACCAACAACCCCAGGAGAACACCACGGTACAGAATGCTACCCAGGTGTCTGCCGAAGAAATGGGCGCCGTAAAGCCCAAGACAAGCGGAAATGACGTTATAGAAGCGCAGTCTCAAGAAGTTACGGAGACCGAACCTAAGGCTGAAGAGAAGCCAAAGGTAGACCCGGCTATCACAGCGCAGTATGCCAAGATCGCTCGACAAGAGCAGGCATTACGAGCTAAGGCTCAAGCGCAGGAAGCTAAGCTAAAGGCCCGAGAAGAGGCTTTAGCTGCACGAGAGGCACAGCTTACAGCTACCCCCTCTCAGCCGACTCAAGGCTACACTAAGGATGAGATCAAGGCACGAGCCCTGGATATCCTAGCTGAGTCAGGCGTCTCCTACGAAGAACTCACCCAACAGATCATTAACCAACAGCCTAGAGACCCACGGGTATCGGCTGAAATGGAAATGCTGAAAGCTGAGATTAAAGCGCTTCGAGAAGAGAACCAGAAGACGGTTAAAACGATTGAAGAGCGTGAGCAGCAGACTTATAGAACAGCTATCTCACAGCTGACTAACGAAGCCACCACCCTAGTGAACTCTGACCCTGAATTCGAAACGATTAAAGCTACAGGCTCAGTAAAGGATGTAGTTGATTTGATTGAACAAACCCTACGAGAAGAAGGCCGAGTCATGACGGTCGAGGAAGCTTGTAGAGAGACAGAAGACTACTTGTTAGAACAACTGACAGGTTACGCTTCTAAGATCCAAAAGATTCAAAAGCGACTCCAGGCCGGCCAGCCTAAGCCGCAAGTAGAACAGCCGAAGCCAGTGGCTGAACAGAAACAGGTGCAGCAACCGACCATGAAAACGCTTACCAATGCTACGAGCTCCTCTAGGCCGTTATCTGCTAGAGAACGGGCAATACTGGCAATGGAAGGCAGACTGAAATCTTAATAAGATCTTACAGTTAGTAAGATGTCCTTACTAACGAATAGATCTTAATAACTTAAATTTAATTAAAGGAAATTAAAATGTCAATTTCTCCACAATATGCAAATAGTTCGAACCAGATTGCAGCCCTGAAAGAGCTGTATACGGACGACAAAGAATATATGAAGGATTTAGTGTATAAGGAAAATCCATTCCTTGCACTTGTTCCTAAGAACGAATCACCCGATGGCTTTGCCGGTAAATACATCCCGGTACCACTCGAGTACGGAAACCCCCAAGGTCGTGCGCATACGTTTGCTAACGCTCAGAACCAGCAGACTGCGTCTTCTTTGGCGTCTTTCTTCGTATACGTAATCCAAGACTACCAATTGGTTACTATCACTAACTTGTTAATGGAACAAACTAAGACCAACGCTGGTGCATTCGTTGACGCTGCTAAGCTTCAAATGGATGGCGGTTTCCGCAACATCACAAACAACATCGCTTTCGAATTGTTTGGATCAGGAACTGCTACTCGCGGTGTTTCTAGTTCTGCTTCTACCCAGTCAGGTACTACAGCTGGTGGAACAGTACTTCCTTTGACTAACGCTCAACAAATCGTAGCGTTCGAAGTTGGAATGGTACTCGTTGCTTCTGCTACTGACGGTGGCGCTCCTTCTACAGACACTGTGACTATCACTAGCGTTAACCGCGCTACTGGCGTAGTTACTGGAACTGCTTCTGCAGCTACTCTGTCTGCTAACTGGGCTATCGGTACTGGATCAGCTTACCTTACCATCCTCGGAGACCTTCCGTCAACTGGAGCTTCTTCTACTAGCTCTTTCTTGGCACTCTCTGGTCTGGCTGCTTGGATTCCGGTAAGTTCACCTGCTTCCAACGATAACTTCTGGGGTGTTAACCGATCCACAGATCCTACTCGTTTGGCTGGTCTGCGCTTCAACGCTCAGTCACTGACAATCGAAGAAGGTTTGACTTCAGCTCTGGCATACAGCAACCGTGAGGGCGCGAAACCTGATCTTATCATCATGGACTTCGCTTCTTACGCTGCTCTTGTTAACGCTCTTGGAGCGAAAGTTCAGTACGTTCAAGTTAACCACGACGAAGTTGAAGTGGCTTTCGAAGGTATCACCTTCCAATCAGCTTACGGACGTGTTACTGTTCTTGCTGACCGCTCATGTCCTCCCCAAACAGCCTACATGTTGACAATGAACACATGGAAACTGCGCTCTTTGGGTAAAGTTCCACACATCCTTACCTACGGTATGGAAGGTTTGGAAGGACTCCGAGTTGGAAACGCGGATGCCCTGGAAATCCGTATCGGTTACTACGGTAACTTGATCTGTTCTGCCCCTGGCATGAACTGTGTTGTTCAGCTTTCTGCTTAATCCATAAAAGGTATATTCTTCGAATATTCCTTAAAAGGCCTGGAGTAAAGTCCCAGGCCTTTTTTATTAAACAGGAGATATAATGCACTTCTAATTATATCAAAACGAGGCGTTAGAGCACGCCTACCTCGTTATGGCCCTTAACAGGGCCTTTTTTCGTTTTGAGACACTAAAAAAATAAAAATTGCAAGTCTTTTCTATCAGGGGTAATCTGGTTTCAGGAGGACTTATGATGTACTTAAAACAAGAAGCACCAATCTTTATCGGAACTATGGAAGACTACGAGAACAGCCGTCGCAACGAGATGCTCTGCCAGGACTACGCAGACATGCTCGACAACAACTACTTCTTCCAATCAATGGTAGAAGACGCTTACTGGAGCAAGAGCGGCCCTCAACCGGCTGATTTCTTTGCTAGAATGGTGGAGCAGGCAGTAAAGGACAAGATCGTTCTGATTGATATGGAGACTTTCGACTACGAAGAGTACTTCTACAATCTCTACGAGCACACAGAAAAGGGGCTGTCATGAAGTCCCATAACGAATATACAACAAACGGTAAGCTTACGCCTGGTTACTACGCCATTGGCGCAGTAGCTAACCTAGCCATCGTACACGAATCTGGTAGAATTGAGATCTATGACCAGTTCTTGAACCACTGGCGAACAGGCTACTTTGACAACTATACGTTTCTAGCTTACCTTGAGGCGGAGTACCTCAGCGAGCTCGGCGAACCTGGTGAGTTATGAGCCTATACATTGCAGAACAGCTTAGTACAGGCAGAGTAGAATGCATGTTTATGCACGACGACGGTAGGCTAGAAGCCTACCTGATGCATGGCGACGAATGGATCGTTTTTGACAGATCCAAACTACGATACGGCTGGGTATTTAAACGAGTGGAGGTCCTATGAACTTCGAACTAGTTAATTCAAACCAAGTCCTGGTGACTAGACCAGACGGCAGTCAGTACACCATTACTACTGACGACGGGTCAGCTCTGTGGCTCTATTGCCAGGTAACTGATTGGTCCGAGCTGTTCGAGCGGGAAGACAGGGCAGAGGAGCTAACTCAGGTAACCTACAAGGAGGCAGCATGACAAAAGTGTATATGATCCAAACAGGTAAGTTTAACTGGGAAATCAAGGCGCCAGCAGGCCACGTACTCGAGCAGAAGTCTTTGGGCAGCATCTTTCAAGCCCAGGAGTACATCGAGAACTGGGTATCTAGCTACAACAACTGGACTTATGAAATAGTTCCACTCCTCCCAGAAGGCGTTGACAAGAACAAAAAGAAGAAGTAGAGTCATGCAAGGAGGTTCTATGGAACTTATTTATGCTCTTGTTTATTTGATTACGACAGTAGGGGCGACAATGCTAGTTATTGACATTAGTCTCTACTTCTTGTATTCTAAACGGCTCCTCGCTAAGCTGGTAGCCGCTTTGTTCTTGGTCCCAACCGCAGCCCTGGCGTTCTCGGCGTTCAATCAACTGGTGAACTAATGACCCATATGAAGAACACGGTAGCCTATATAGCGGCTCTTCAGGTGACTTTTTATACCTTGGAGCCTATCTATGGGCTGTTTGAGCAGCGCCCAGACCCTAGATTAAACACGGGCGGCAACTACTTCTGGTCAGACCCGGCTAGCCCGCAAGGGCACGGGCCGTTCAGGACGCTGCTGCAGGCTACCGAGCACTATAACTTCATTACCAAGCCACCGCCGCCCTTAGACTTGACGCCGGTAGCTGATATCATTAGAGTTGATTTTAAAGCTAAAAGAAAAGTAATACCTTTTACAAGGGAGTTAAAATGACATCATGGCACACCTATCCAAAGATTTATTCTTTAGGGCATGGAGTAATTCAGGACATTTTCCTTGACCCAGTGATTATTGAGGAAAAGGTGGATGGTAGTCAGTTCAGCTTCGGAGTGTTCGATGGCGAGCTCAAGGCTAGGTCTAAAGGCCAGCAATTGATCATAGAGGCGCCTGAGAAGATGTTCACCAGGGCTATTGAGGTTATCCAGGAGCTTAAGCCTTTACTTAAAGACGGCTACACCTACAGAGGTGAATATCTAAACAAGCCTAAACATAACGCTTTGGCCTATGACCGAGCGCCGAAGAACAATATCATTATTTTTGATATTTCTCCCGCACAAGAAGTCTATCTTCCTTACGCGGATAAGAAAGCTGAAGCTGAACGTATTGGACTTGAAACCGTACCGATTGTATTTGAAGGAATGGTTACTGATTACAATATGTTCAAGGCTCTTATGGAGACCGTTTCTGTTCTAGGCGGCCAGAAGGTAGAAGGAGTCGTAGTAAAGAACTACAAGCGGTTTGCTAACGATGGCAAAGTCTTCCTCGGTAAGTATGTGTCAGAGGCATTTAAAGAGGTGCACGGTAAGAACTGGAAAGAAACTAACCCAAGTAGCGGGGAGTTTCACCTTATGCTAGCCGAGCAATACAAGACGCCTGCTCGTTGGAATAAGGCAGTCCAGCATCTTAAAGAAGCAGGGAAGCTTACCGGTACCCCTTCAGACATCGGGCCCCTCCTTAAAGAGGTACAAGCCGATATCGAGGCCGAGTGTGCAGACGAGATCAAACAGAAGCTGTTTGAGCACTTCTTCCCCACGGTTAAGCGCGTAGCTATCAGAGGTCTCCCAGAATGGTACAAGGACGAGTTGGCTAAAACTTCTAACTTCAAGGTAGACTAAGCTAAGATTCTCAAAAAGTATATAAAACTGTTACATTTTGCGAATTTTAACTTTATACTGGCGCCCACAAGCTAGGTGCATTATCCTTTTATCAGGAGGATATATGAACAAATCAACAGCAATCTTGATCTTAGCAATAGCAGCTTTAATGGCAACAGCCTGCGCGCCTGCAGAGTCATTTACAATGCAGGGACCAGCAGGTGTGAAAGGGGACAAAGGTGACAAGGGCGACACAGGGGCAAAAGGCGATACGGGCTCTACAGGAGCTACTGGTGCAACAGGGGCAACAGGAGCTACCGGTGCGACGGGCGCAACTGGCGCCACAGGAGCTACTGGAGCCACGGGTGCTACGGGTGCGACTGGAGCTACAGGTGCCGCCGGAAGAGATGGCACGACTGTCACAGTGGTTCAGTTCTGTCCCAATCAGCATGGTTCAGGTACTTTCCCCGAAATTGGGATTTGCATCGGAGGTCATATATACGCTGACTTCTGGGACGGGCGGAACTCGTGGCTCGCGGAAGTCGTTCCGGGTACATATCTATCTACTTCCACCACAGCTCCCTGCAACTTTAAGGTCGCCGCTAACTGCGTGGTGAGCCAATGACCCGCCGGACAGCGCATAACATTAAGGCAGTAATAATTAACCTCCTAATGGTAGGAGTTGGTTACTGTTTCGGTGGACAGACAGGGGTAGGGATAGCACTCCTAATCATCCTGGCAGCTCAACTTATATGAGAGTACTATTTGTAGGTGACGAGCCGTCTAAACTTAACACTGACACCCACGTAGCCTTCGTGGGTGCTAAGTGTGAGCCCAGGTTAAAAGCCTGGGCGGCTCATTTAGACGTAACCTACTGGGCAGTCAACAGTAACGACCCTGATATCCTGGCTGCCGCTTTACGTCGATCTGAGATAATTAACCAGCCTATCATTACTTTAGGCCTAAAAGCCCGTAAAAGGGTCGAAAAGACGCTTAAAAGAAACGGGTGGGTAGTAGAACTATACCACCTGCCGCATCCCTCAGGCCGTAATAGGCAGCTAAACGACAAATTCAAGATAGAATACCTCTTAGACACCCTGAAATCACGCCTCCACAAGCGCCCTTGACTATTGTAGAGCTGGAGATAACCTCGAGCACTTCCCAGGCTGGCACCCCTCCTACCCTGGTGAGACCGCGTCTAACGACTCTACGGTCACAATAGGGGCAAAAAGAGGTTATCATGGCCAATCGTAACTGGGCATCGGGTGGAAAGATCTACTCAATGCACGTCTCCCCCGCAATGATTGATTGCGTTATCAACATCGGAGCTTCCGGCGCTGTTTCTAGCGTTTCTGGAGCTACCGTCCTTTCTGCAGTTAAAGCGTCTACAGGCGTGTATACTATTACACTCCAGCCGCAAACTAACTTCGTAAAGCTGTTTAGCGCCCACGGGTCTATGCAGTCTCCGTCTTCTGGCTTGTCTGGCATCCTCGGTATTGAGATCCAAAACGATCCTACTACCAGCGTACAGACTTCTACCGGAGCCGTCCTGACAGTTAAGACTTTGGACGCTGCTGGAGCACTGGCTAACCCGGCTTCTGGCTCAGCCATCAACATCATGATGATCTGCAGTCAGAGTTCAGTAATTCTTCCTGGGGAATAATCACTAAACCCCTAATAATAACAGAGGTTTAAGTGGCTGCTCCTGGAGTACCTTCAAATTTTGCCGTACAGACTGCTAACCAGCAAATCCTGGTTAGCTGGTCTTTATCTACTGGCGCAACGTCATACAAGGTGTACCGTAGCTTAGACAACGTTACGTTTACCCTGGTATCGACTATTTCAGGGTCTCCTCTGGCCACACAATACTTGGACACAGCGGTGACCCTTGGGACTCAGTATTGGTACACTGTGGCTGCGTCTAACGGCCTAGATAGCCCGCAGACGTCCAGCGCTAGTGCTATCCCTACCCCCACAGGTGAGATGTCTCTAGCGGCTATTAGACTGAGTGCCAAACAAAGGGCGGATAGGGTTAATAGCCAGTTCGTAACCGACTCTGAGTGGAACGGCTACATCAACAAGGCAATGTTTGAGTTATACGACCTATTAGTAACTGTTTACGAAGATTACTTCCTAGCTACTCCTATCCAGTTCACAGCAGACGGAAGTACTTTCCTTTACCCGCTTCCAAACGGCTCTAATACGTTTACGAACAGCCTGACTGGAACTACTTTTACACCTAGACCTTTCTACAAGCTCTCAGGCGTGGACCTGGCTTTAAACAACGCTACCAACGCCTTCGTAACTGTCAATAAGTTCAACTTCGCTGACAGGAACCGATTCGTGTACCCAAATACAGCCTCTTCGATCTACGGTGTATTCAACCTCCAGTACCGGGCAATGGGCAGTAACATTGAGTTCATTCCTACGCCCTCAGGTAACCAGCAGATTCGCTTGTGGTATATCCCTAGACTGAAAGAGCTTCTCTTAGACACAGACACTACTGACATCAGCATATCTGGCTGGGTCGAGTATGTCATCGTAAGAGCAGCTAAGTATGCGTTAGACAAGGAAGAATCAGACAGCTCAGTGCTTATCCAAGAGCTGGCTATGCTCACGAAGCGTATCGAAGAGTCTGCGGCTAACAGAGACGCTGGAATGCCAGACAAGATCTCAGACACTCGCGTCGGTAACTGGTCTAACGGCTGGTCCGGCGGTAACAACGGTCCAATAGGAGGGTTTTAATGGCTCTGCCGCTTAAACTCCACTGGGACCTAGCTCAGACACGCTGGGCCAATATATTGAATCCTATTATCGACAGTCCTACGACTAACCCTGTCATCCTTAAGGACGTGCAGCTCAGCACAGGCAACAACTCAGTGAACCATAAGCTTGGACGTAAGCTCCAGGGATGGCAGATCTGTAGGCAGAGAGCGGCAGCGACTATTTATGACAGGCAAGACGACAATCAAGCACCCCAACTCACGCTGCTGCTAGTCGCTTCAGCCCCTGTTGTGGTGGATCTGGTGGTATTCTAATGAGTTACATATTATCAACCAATATGAACCTTCCTATTCCCGTAGTAGGTCAAGAACCAGGGCCTGACTACGCAACGGATATAAACAACGCCTTAAGCATTGTAGACGGCCATACGCATACAGCTGGCTCAGGCGTACCGATTACGCCAGCAGCTCTTAACATTAATACCGACCTGCCTATCAATAACCACTTCCTGACTCAGGTAGCCGGCGTTACCATGTTGGCGCAGGCTTCTACTCCAGCAGTAGGGACTTCTTACGTCAATGGTGTAGATCTTTACTACAGGGACATCTCTGGAAACGTCATCAGACTGACTCAGTCTGGAGCAGTAGCCGGTACTCCTGGCTCTATCTCTAACCTAGTAGCTCCTGCCTCAGCAACCTACGTTACCGGTACAGGGACATTTGTATGGCAGTCAGATACTAATATTGCTGCCAACATGGACGCAGGTAGCCTTGTTCTTCGTAACCTGACACCTAACAGCACGTTTGGGATGACTCTTAATCCCCCTCCAGCCTTAGGCAGTAACTTCGATATCACATTCCCAACCCTGCCCTCAAGCCAGAAGATAATGACTCTGGACAACTCAGGCAACATCAAAGCTGACTATGTAGTTGATAACTTTGGACTTACCATCGTATCAAATACAATTCAGCTCGGTAACCTAGGTGTAGTCAACGCCAACATCGCTAACAGCACTATCACAGCGTCCAAACTCGCTAACCCAATCTCTCACCGAGTAACATCGGTATATACTTCTAACTCTAGCTTCACAGTTCCGGCCAACGTCTACACACTCTTCGTAGAAGGCGCGGGCGGCGGAGGCGGAGGCGGCGGAGGATCTTCAGGTTTCCTAGACAACGTCGGTAACGGCGGTGGTGGTGGAGGCGGCGGAGCAGCAGCTCCTATCACTACGTATACTATCGCAGTAACCCCTGGAGAAACTTACAATATTTCAGTAGGTGCTGGGGGCTCCGGTGGAGTCGGGGGAGCCGGTTATCCTAACTACGGACCTAACTCAGGCACTGGAGCAGCAGGTGTCCTAGGAAATACTGGAAATGTTGGTGGCCCAAGCACCTTACAAATCAATACAAATGGCCGAACTGCTTGGATTTTCCCTGGAGGTCTCGGCGGTCAAGGCGGTCAGTACGGTTACGCCAATACAACTAGTGACAGTAACGCGTGTGCAGGCGGTCAAGGCGGAGCCATGCTCGGCTACGGCTCAGGCGGTGGAGGCTCTGGAGCCTCAGGCGCAGTAGCAGGCACAGGCGGCAACAGTGTAGGCGGAGCTGGAGCTGGCGGTGGAGGCGGAGGACGCTCAACTGCAGGTCAGTCGGCTAACGGTGGTGTTAACACTGGTCCCGGCGGCGCGGCAGGAACAGGCGCACAAACCACAGACAACTTTCAAGGCTCTGGTGGTGGTGGAGCTGGAGGTTCTTGCCCGTCTAATCTACTAAGCGGACTTGGTGGAGCCGGCGGTAACGGCGGTTTATACCAGAATCATAACGGATTTTTCACAACTAACGGCTCTAACGGCGGAACTGCCTCAGGCGGTGGTGGTGGAGGCGGAGGTAACCAGTCTGCGGTAGGAACTGGCGGCACTGGCGGAAGCGGTTACATTGCAATTACTTATGAGACTCTCTAATGGCATTACAAAAGCAGAACGTAAACATCAATTTCGCAAAGGGAATTGATACCAAGACTGACCCTTACCAGCTTCAAATTGGTACGTTCTCTGCTTTACAGAATTCTATATTCGATACTACGGGCCGTTTAACGAAACGTAACGGCTTTAAGAACGTTACTACTCTTCCAAACACAGCCCAGACTACCCTTACCAAGCTTAATGATAACCTGTTAGCTACAGGCTCCGACCTATACGCCTACAGTCAAGATACAGACATGTGGGTAGACAAAGGTACGATCCAACCAGTGTCCCTAGACACCTTGTCCCTGGTTCGTACAGGCAGCAACCAGACTAGCCCAGACGCTGCTGTAGCAGACTCAGGCCTAGTGTGCTTGGTATACGTAGACGCAGGTGCAGCGGCCTACCAGATCTCAGACAGCCGTACAGGCCAGCAGATCGTTCCTAGGACTCTTTTGCCTACTAACTCATCTAACCCGAGAGCTTTCCTATTAGGCGGCTACTTCATTATTACTTTCACGGCTATAGTTGGCGGGTCTAACCATTTCCAGTACATCGCTATCTCTACTAACGCTCCGACTACAGTAACTAGCGCGGTAGACATCGACACAGGCCTTACTTCAGCTACCTCAGCGCATGACGGTATAGTAGCCAATAACCGTTTGTATTTGATCTGGAGCGGTAACGGCAATACCAGACTAAGGTACATGGACGTAATCCTGAATCAGTCTGTGGCGCGTAACTTAGCGGCTTCAGTGAGCCAACTGGTATCAGTTGCGGCAGACGAGTCTACACCAACGCCTACCATATGGGCTAGCTACTGGCAGTCAGGCAGCGGTAACGCCTTTACAACAGCCTACAACGCCAACCTCAACGCAGTTCCAGCACTGGCTCCTACTCAGTTCATTACTAGCACAACGATAAATGAACTGACAATGGCGATTAACAGCAACATAATGACTGCTTTGTATCAAGTTACGAATACTTACAGCTATTCCCCTAACGCTAGGACAGACTACGTCGCGTCTAAAACCGTTAGTATAGCTGGATCAGTAAGCAGTCAAACGATTGTAGCTAGGTCAGTCGGACTGGCTTCTAAGCCCTTCTTCCAAGACAGTAAGATCTATTTTCTGACAGCTTACGGGTTAACAACTCAGACCGGAACGTCAGCCACCAACGAGCCTACCTACTTCCTTATGGACAGCTCAGGCCATGTCTACATGCGCCTAGCCGCTACCAACGCAGGCGGGTACGCTAGATCCTTTGTGCTGCCTACGATAAGTGTCCTAAATGGGACAAATTACGTTCCATACTTGCTCAATGATTTCCTAGCCACAGTAAATAAGGGTACAGGGCTCCCTGGTGGAACACCAGTTAACGCTATCTATACCCAAACAGGTATTTCCTTAGCAAAATTCAGTATTAACCAAACTGGTCAGTACAGCTCAGAGATAGCTGGAGCCCTCCACTTAACTGGAGGCCAGGTATGGGAGTTCGATGGTGTTAAGCCAGTCGAGCATGGCTTCCACCTCTATCCTGAGAACATAGGACTTACTGCCTCAACTACCGGCGGTAGCATGGCAGCCTCTACGTATTACTACCAGTTCACTTACGAGTGGACAGACAACGCTGGAAACCTCCACAGATCTGCTCCTTCAATCCCTGTAGGATCAGCTACGACTGGCAGTACAAGTTCTATTACCTTGCAAGTTCCAACACTTAGGCTTACTTACAAGGTATCTCCTAACCCTATCCGCATCGTAGGTTATCGTTGGAGTGCCGCTCAGCAGACCTATTACCAGTTCACAAGCCTGGCTAGCCCTACACTGAACGACCCTACAGTTGACAGCGTGACGTTCACAGATACCCAGGCAGATAGCGCCATACTCGGTAACACCCTCCTTTATACCACAGGCGGGATAGTCGAGAATATTGCAGCCCCGGCTTCAATCCATAGCTGCCTGTATCAAAACAGGATGTTTGTCATTGACGCGGAAGACCAGAATCTAATGTGGTATAGCAAACAAGTCATTGAGAACACCCCCGTCGAGTTCTCAGACCTGTTCACTATCTACGTGTCCCCTACCTCAGGTGCCCAAGGCTCTACAGGCCCTTTGACAGCTCTTTCTGCCATGGATGACAAGCTCATCATGTTCAAGAAGGCAGCTATGTACTACCTGACAGGTAAAGGTCCTGACAATACAGGAGCAAACAACGACTTCAGCGAGCCTGTGTACATAACTTCGTCAGTAGGAACAACTAACCCTAGCTCAGTGGTATTAACCCCAATGGGGATAATGTTCCAATCTGAGAAAGGTATATGGCTCCTAGGCAGAAACCTAGAAACTAAGTATATTGGAGCCCCAGTAGAGAAGTACAACAGCGACACAGTTACTAGTGCTACAGCTATTGAAGGGACAAATCAAGTTCGCTTCATAATGAGCAGTGGTATTACCCTGATGTACGACTATTATTACGACCAATGGGCAACTTTCTCTAATATTTCGGCTATCTCTGCGTTATTATGGCAGGGACAGCATACATACCTGAGCTCTTTAGGCTCGGTGTTCCAAGAAACGCCCGGAACATACCTGGACGGGTCAAACCCTGTTCTTATGTCTTTCACAACTGCTTGGATCAATATAGCAGGCCTTCAAGGCTATGAGAGGTTCTACTTCCTGCACCTTCTAGGCACTTACTTTACTCCCTTTAAACTAGCAGTACAGCTGGCCTACGACTATAACTCATCTTTTAGCCAGAACATCTCAGTTAGTCAGGACAACTTCTCACCTGTTTACGGCGGAGATACCTTATGGGGTGCCGGAAGCGTATGGGGAGGCCCTGCCAACGCCTTTGAAGCCCAGCTATTCCCACAGATCCAGAAGTGTAGCTCCTTCCAAGTAACAGTGAACGAGATCTACGACCCTAGCCTAGGGGTAGCAGCAGGCGCTGGAATAGCCATAAGTGGTGTAAATCTCACAGTTGGAGTCAAGAAAGGCTACAGAACTCAACGGGCTAGTCGCCAGTTCGGTTGATAGTAGCGCTCATGACTATTGTAGGGAAGGTAGCGCCTTCTTCCCTTCTTTTCAGGAGATTAACTGGTGAGTTCTATTGCACAAAATGAAATCATAGTACCAGTTAGCCAGGCGCTTATCGACGATGGTGACGGATTACGTAGTAAAATCGACAAGATAGAGCAAGAGATCGCTAAACTGCCTCAGATCGAGATGGTTACTAACCATCATTTCGCTGAAGGGCTCTACGCGCGGGAGCTCCACATTCCTGCCGGAACCATCCTCACCGGTAAGATTCACAAGACAGAGCACATAAATATCGTTAGTAAGGGCCGTATCATCGTATGGACCGAGGCCGGTATGAAAGAAGTATCAGCCCCCTTCACCATGGTATCCTACCCAGGCACTAAGCGCGTAGGGTACGCACTCGAAGACACTATCTGGACTACAATCCACGCAAGTAACGAGAAAGACTTAGTTAAACTCGAAGAACAGTTGATTGCAAAGACCTATGATGAGGTCCAGTTGACCGCACAGCAGATCTTGCAAATCAAGGAGGCATCTAAATGAGTTGGGCAGCAGTAGCCGGGGCAGCAGTAGGAGTCGTAGGCGGAGCGATTAACGCTTCTAACGCCAAAAAGTCACAACCTGGTGCTATAGAGGCACCTCCTACGAATTATGTGAACCCAGCTCAGTACGCTCAGAACCTCCAGCATGTCAACCAAGGCATGACTAACCAGCAAAACCTGGTGAATAACCTTACAGCTCAGAACGCTCTTCAGAACCAGTCCCAGGTGTTTAATCAGCTGGGTAATGTGGCGTCAGGCCAGGGACCAAATCCAGCTCAGGCAATGCTAGCAAACGCCACTGGCGCGAACACTGCCAATCAAGCTGCACTCATGGCCGGACAACGTGGAGCAGGACAAAACGTAGGCCTTATAGCCCGTCAGGCCGCCCAGCAAGGTGCCTTGAACCAACAGTCTATGGCTGGACAAGCAGCCGCTCTCCAAGCTCAGCAATCGTTGGCAGCTTTAGGCCAGCAGGGTAACATCGCAGGACAACAGGCTAACCAGCTCCTTCAGGGCAACCAAATGTATACGAACTCAGCCCTCCAAGGTCAGCAACAGCTCCTCAATGGTCAGAACCAGGTCAACCAAGCCCAGCTCCAGAACGCACAGCAGCAGATGGCTAATAACCAAACTAACGCTGGGCGCCAGGCTAACCTTGACGCTAATGTTAACGGAGCTATTGGCTCTGCCCTTCAGCTTATTCCCGGCAAACTATTTGGCGGTCAGCAAGGAACTCCTTCTGCCGGCCAGACATATATGGACAACGCCTCTAACGCAGGTGGCTTTGATATGAGCACCCTGCAGCCCCAGCAAGGTGAGACTGCCCCAACTATGGACTTCAGTCAACCTTCACCAGTTGAGAGCGGGTCGAACTTCGCAGTAGCTGCTGAAGGCGGACGAGTTACCCAGCAAGGGATGCAAGGTCCTAGATCTAGAGTTGGCCAAATGTTCGCCAAAGGCGGTAAAGTTCACAAGGAAGTACCAGCCATGGTATCCCCCGGCGAGCGCTACCTTCCACCTAAAGAGGTTAAGAAGGTTGTTGAAGGTAAGAAAGACCCAATGGAAGCTGGCGAGAAGATCCCAGGTAAACCTAAAGTCAAGGGCGCTAAGAACTCATACGCCAATGACACAGTACCTAAGACATTGGAAGAGGGTGGAATCGTACTCCCTCGCTCAGTTACACAAGCTAAACATCCTCACTGGGCCGCGCACGCTTTCGTTGCTAAGATAATGAGAGAACAAGCTCTTAAAAAAGGTAAATAACATGGCTGGCCGCATAGCACTAGACTTAAAGCAGTTCAAGCATGTGAAATCAGACGATAAGTCTCACACCCTGCAGCACAGGGATGGGCATCTACTTACTTTGGCTACCAAGCCTTTGAGTAAAGACACCCAGGCTCAGCTCGCGGCCTTAGCCCAAGCAGCAAACTCCAGCAAGAAGCCTACAGACAAAGCAGAAGCCAAAGAAGACAAACAAATGTTGGCAGACGGTGGAGACATCGAGCCAGCTCAGTCAGCAGTAGGTCAACAGATCCAGCGTGACCAGTTGATGCAGAACCCAGACCCTATGCGTGGTATTGACCCTAATGCACCAATGGTTCAGCCTCCTCAGAAGGTAGGCACAGGTCCTGCAGCTGATATGGACCCTGCTAATGACGCCTACAATGATTACCAGTCCAAGATACTTAAAGATAAGATGGGCAGTATTATGTACGAGCCCACAGCCGCTGACTACCTTGAAACTATCGCAGGCGGTCAAATGACTGCCCAGGAACGTAGAGACGCTGCTATGAACGCAGCTAATATGGCGGGAAGCATCGGTAAAGTAGGCCAACAGGCTAGCCGCATGGTACTCAGCCCAGTAGCTCAAAAGGGCTTGGACCGAGAGATCATGCAGGCCCAAAAGATGCTGATTAGCGGTGAAAAGAAACAAGCTGAGATCGCAGCCAAGGTAAACGCAGCCAGAGAAGCTAGAGCAGCTGCAAAGGCTGCTATGCAACCTAAGCCGGCTCCTGCGCAGCCACCTATTGCTCAGCAAGTAGACGAGATCGGTCAAATGATTAAGCCTGCCGTACCAACACTTAAGGCCTCTGGCTTTGCTGGCGGCGGTGAAGTACGTGAGTACGCTGAAGGAACTGACGACGTTCAGCCTGCAGAACAAGCTCCTGCACCTGACTTTCAACCTTCGGGCATGCCTATGACTATGGGACCCTCAGGTGTTAACCCTGGGTCTGAGAACATGCCAGCTCCTCCGCCACCTGAGCGATTGTCTCCACAGCAGCTTATGGAGAAGGAAATGGCTGCTAACGCTGCCAAACTTCCTCCTTCTTCTGAGGACTTAGCTAAAGCGGCTAAGCTAGAGGCAGAAGCCCAGGCAGCTAAAGCTGAAGGGGAAGCCAAGGCAGCTCAAGAGAAGGCTGCGGCAATACCTGCTCCTAAGAAGTCTGGCACACCTGACATGCAGCAGAGCATGAACAGTATCTTTCCTTTGGCTCAACAGAGCATTCAAGGAATGGCTAAGTCTCAGGAAGCACAAGCCATCCAACAGCAAAAGGCCTACGAAGAGCAGGCTCAAGCCCAAGCAACTGCTGCCCAAGACTTCAAGAACAGATACCAGGCTTTGGAGCAAGAACGCCAGGCTCATATCGAAGATATTAAGAACGGCCACATTGATCCAGACAAGTACTGGACCGGCGACGCTAACGGCAACGGCTCTCACAGTCGTCTCCTAGCTGGTATCGGTATGATCATAGCTGGTTTTAACCCCACAGCTAGCCCTAACGCTGCTATGGAGTTCCTTAACAAGCAGATTGACCGTTCCATTGACGCTCAGAAAGCCAATCTTTCATCTAAACAAAACCTGTTGAGCGCGAATCTTCAGCAATTCCATAATCTTAGAGACGCACAAGACATGACTCGTATCATGATGAACGATGCCGTAGCCAATAAGATCAACCTCGCAGCAGCTAAAGCAGCAGGTCCACAAGCTCAAGCACAGGCACAAATGGCTATGTCACAGCTCCATAAGCAAAACTATGAGCTTCAAATGCAAATGATGATGCGTTCTGTAATGACTCACCCAGCTGACGATCCAATGGTTGCAGCTCAGCAAGTCCAAATGCTTCGAATGAACGGTCAGAACGATATCGCTAACAACCTTGAGTCCAAGATCGTTCCTAACGTCGGAGTCGCTAAGATTCCGGTATCGGCGGACGTCCGAGGCCAGATCACGGCTATGAAGGTCCTTGACGATAAAGGTCGAGACCTACTGAACTTCATTAGACAGAACTCAGGCACTATGAATCCGTCTAAACGTGCGGTAGTACAGCAAAAAGTAGAAGAAATGAAGAACTTCTACAACGACTCTATCAAGGGCGGAGCTCTTACAGAAGGTCGTTTGGCTTGGTACGACGAGCAGTTCAAGAAAACTCCTACAGATATTATTCCACAATTACTGGGAAATACTGCTAGACTGAATGAGATGGTAGAAAGTAACCATGCTAGGTACAATACTTTGATTGGACAACACGGACTTCCTTTGGCTGCTAAGCCACAGCAGGCGCCTATGTATAAAGAAGGCCAGACTGGTAAGGACTCCAACGGTAACCCAATCGTGTTTAGCAACGGTCACTGGCGCAGACGCTAAGAGGTAGTTATTTCAGACAAACCCTGTCTTAACCCCAACTGTAAGTCCCACGGTATGCCGCATCCCAACTGTCGGTGCTACGGTGGTATGGCCGAAGGCGGAGAGGTTCTAAGCCTCTGCGCTACAGGTGGTATGCACCAGCCTGACTGTGAGTACTATGCTGAGGGTGGACCTATTATCCCCGCAGACCAAGTCCTTTCAGACGCGCCAGGCAGCATCGTACCTGATTCCGAAGTAACACCTGACTCTGAGTCCGGCATAGAACAGACTAAGTCTTTCTTTGAAGGGGCAGGTAAGGGCGTAGCAGGACCTATCGCACCGGCTGTTGAGCGTGCATTTGGTGTTAAGCCTGAGGACATGCTTCGTCGTGAGAAAGATTTCCCTATCACCCACGCCGCAGGTGAAACTGCAGGCTTTGTAGGTAGCTCGTTCATACCTGGAGGTCAAGCCAAAGTCTTAGCCAAAGTAGGTAAGGCAGCCTCAGAAGCTGCAGGATTAGGTAAAGCCTCTACGTTTGGAGCTAAGGTAGCTTCAGAAGCCGTGGACCAAGCAGTCCAAATGGCTTTACTGGGCGGCAGTAACGAAGTCTCCAAGATGATTGTCAACGATCCAGACCAGTCTGCCCAGAGCGCCATTGCCAATATTGGTCTTTCAGCAGCCCTGGGCGGTGTCGGTGGAGCAGCTATAGGCAGCATCTCACCACTTTGGGAAGCCACTGTAGGTAAGAAGGTCGGACCTATTCTAGAACAAATGAAAGGCCGCCTAGACTACGTAAAGAATGGCGGAGCAGCTGCCGAAGAAGCAGCCCTTGCGGCAGGAACCAAGGCAGAAAAGCCTTTAGCAGAAGCCTTAATCCACGAGAAAGTACCGCACGAGGAGTTCCACAAGACCATTGGTAAGGTTCTAGAGAACAAAGATCCAATGTATAAGGCCAATATCACGCCTTACGCAGCTGAAGAGTACACTGGTATGAAGACTTATTTGTCCCCTGACAAGAAGTCTGGGTACGCTATCAAGCCTGACGGTGAGCTTGTCAGCGTGTTCTCGCTTGAAAAGGGTCGTGGTGAACGCTTAGTTGATGACGCAGTGTGGAACAAGAAAGCCTCTAAGCTAGACGCCTTTGACATCAATGGTAAGCTCCCTAACCTCTATGGCAAACATATGGACGAGACTGCAAGACTTAAGTTTGCAGACGAATACGCACCAAAGGACTGGGATTACAAGACTTTAGGCCGTCCTGACGTAGTTCAAATGCAGTTCAACGAGGCTAAATCCCACGCTGCCAGACCTGTAGGTTATCCAAACGGGCATATAGCTGAGAGTCCTGGAGCTAAGGTCATTGACGCCCTAGTAGCTACCGAGCTCCATAAGATAGCCGGTAAAGGTATTGGTGGTGCCATTGGAACTGGTGTCGGGCACGCCCTTGGTAGTGAGGCTCTAGGAGCTTTGACCGGTACTTACGCCCTAGGCCCTGTCATTAGTGACGCTCTAAAGCCTTTACTCAAGCCTCTCATGGACAAAGCCATATCACCAGCTGGTATGAAATCAGCTTTAGAGTACGCTACTATGGTCGCTAAAGGCGCTAAGGCTATGGGAGACGCTACAGGCTCGGTATTTAAGTCCGGAGCGTCTAAGATCAGTATTCCTAGCCAAGCCTCCCTAGACAAAATGGACAAGGTTGTAGATCATTACACCAAGAACCCAGACCAGCTCGGTAAGGTCAGTAACGGCGAGCTAAGCCATTACATGCCAGACCAGCAGGCCATGCTTACCAAGGCCACTACTCAAGCCTTACAGTACTTACAGCAGATCAAGCCCCATCCGTTCAAGCCAGGGCCTTTAGACAAGGAAATCCCGCCTACCGACGCAGAGATGGCACGGTACCAGAGGGCTCTTACCATAGCTCAGAACCCGCTAGTTGTTATGGAGCACGTAAAGAACGGTAGCTTACTGCCTACAGACATGCAGGACCTCCGTGGTATGTATCCCGGTGTGTATGGCCAGTTAGCTAGTAAGCTATCCAATGCCATGATGACCCAGGAAGCAGACGGCGAGCTTATCCCCCACAAGACTAAGATCGCTTTATCTATGTTTTTAGGGCAGCCTATAGACTCTTCTATGACTCCCCAGTCTATCTTGATGGCTCAGCCCCTGCCTAAGCCCCCACCACAGGCCCCTGGTGCGCCGAAGCGTAAAGGCACGTCATCATTAGGGAAAGACAATTCTACCTATCAAACTATGAGCCAGTCGGCAGAAGCTGACCGTCACGGACGCCGCAAGTAAGCGCGGATGACTAAGTTAGAGCTAACCCTCTGAATCGAGGCCATAAGCCTTAGCCCACAAGGAGATCTCATGGGTCGTAAACCAGTCCTAACGCAGTACAACATGTTCGAGGCCTCTGGCGATATGTCCGCCAGTAATACCTCAGTCTCTACCAACGTAGAACAAGTTGACAAAGCCTCTATTCACCTGAGTTGGACTGCCGGTCCTGTAGGTATCTTTAAACTCCAGTCTCGTAACGGGTCTAAGTCTCCTGCCCAGCCTAATACTAAGTATAACGACACCTGGTTCGACGTAGACTTCGGTACTACCATGTCTATTTCTGGTACTGACAGCGAACTACTCATCCAACTCAACGAGATGCCAGGAACTGAGATCAGAATCGTTTATACAGCAACTAGCGGCTCGGCCTCAGATCTCAAAGCCCTCTTAACTATGAAGGCGGTAGGTGCATAATGGCTATTCGTACGTTTATCTACCCCTCAGTACAAGCAACTAACCCTTCAGTAGGTTTAACTGGTTCGGCAGTTCCTTTATCAGCTACCCTTATCGGAGCTAAAGACAACTCTGGTAACCTAGTTCCTATTACTTCCCATACCATTGGTCCTGACCAAGCGTTTGACGTCGATGTACGCCATAGCGTACTGCCTGACGGCGCTGCTACAGAAGCTACTCTAGCCACAGTAGCTGACAACCAGACCAACGGTAACCAGCTCACTGAGCTCGTTGACGACAACGGCAATACTGCCGGTCCTTTCGTAGCTGGACCTGGTACTGTGTACCATGTTCCTACCAAGGACCTGGCTACAGTAGCCAGCAACTTCAGCTCAATCTACATGAACGTAGTTGGAGGTCTCAACGACTCCAACCAATCTAAGTTCATCCACGTAGACGCGAACGGACACGTTAAAATCAACCTGTTTGATGGCGCTGGTAACACAGTAAACCTTGGACAGTCTACTCTGTCTGGAAGTTTGCCTGTCGCCATTGCTTCTGACCAAACAGCCATCCCTGCGTCTCAGTCCGGTACATGGAATATCAATAATATCACCGGTACTGTCAGCCTTCCTACAGGCGCTAGTACTTCAGCCCTCCAAACTGCTGGTAACGCTAGCCTTTCTTCAATTGACGGTAAGTTGAACAGTTTGGGTCAAAAAGCTATGGCAGCCTCTATGCCGGTTGTCATCGCTTCAGACCAGAGCACTGTCCCTGTGTCTATGGCTTCTGCTCCGCTTCCTACTGGAGCGGCTACGGCAGCTAACCAGACGACTCTAGGAGCTCAGACAACTAAGATCAACGACGGTACAAACACCGCCGCTGTAACCGCTTCTAGCGCTTTAAAAGTAGACGGCAGTGCGGTTACTCAACCAGTATCTGGTACAGTAACTGTCACACAAGCCACAGGAACTAACCTCCATGCGGTTATCGACAGCGGAACCGTGTCAGCGACTCAGTCTGGTACATGGAATATCACTAATATTTCAGGAACAGTCTCGCTGCCCACTGGTGCAAGTACTTCAGCTCTTCAAACTACTGGAAATACTAGCTTATCTAATATCGACACTAATACAAGTGCGTTAGCGCTTAGCCAGGGTACTTCCATTACAAGTAAGCTTGGTCCTATGATCCAAGCCGAAGCGACTACCAACCCGCCCACCTATACTACAGCTACTATCAATCCGCTTACTACGACTACTGCAGGCGGTTTACGAGTAGACTTAGCTACGGTTAACAATGGTCAAGCTCCAGCAGTAAACTACGGCCAGGTGACTTCAGGTTCTCTGCGTATTAACCAAGGCGGTCGAGCGAAGGCTAATGCCCCAGTTCGAAACGATTATACGTCTACAAACGTAACGACTGCTGCCTATGTTCAGTTAGTAGCTTCTACATCTAACGATGCGTCTCAGATTGAGATTTTTGATAGCTCTGGTCAGACACTTGTTCTGGCAGTGGGCGCTGCGGCTTCTGAAGTAGACCAAATCAATATCTTCCCTGGAGGTAATGGTCGAGTTCCTTTGTTCATTCCTTCCGGGTCACGAGTATCTATCAAGGCTGTCTCAGCGACAGCTAGCGTAGGTGAGATAGACATTAACTTTTACCAGTAAACTAGGCCGAAAGGCCTACTGCGGAGATAACGCACTTTATGGGTTCACCAGTAATTTTTCAAGGTAATAATGCGAAGTTCTTAACGAAGACAGCTTCTGTTAATAGCTTCATTGATGGGTATACGACCACAGCGACTGCTGCAGGTACAACCACCCTAACAAATACAAGTACTAAGCAGCAATTCTTCACTGGTACGACTACCCAGACTGTGACCCTCCCTGTAGCTTCTACAATGACCCTGGGCCAACAGTTCTACATCCAGAACAGTAGCACTGGTAACGTCACGATTAACTCTTCTGGCGGTAATACTGTCCAACTTTTAGGCCCTAATTCAGCGGCTACAATCATTTGTATCTTGACCTCAGGTACTACTGCAGCTTCTTGGAGCAGCAATTATATATCTGCCGGTGTAGCTAAGGCCCCTACTAAACAACTCATTACTTCAGGTTCAGGTACTTACAACTTACCTACTAATCCCTCACCTTTTGCCATTAAAGTAACAGTAGTGGGCGGAGGCGGAGGAGGCGGTGGAGCTTCTACTGGTGGCGGTCTTGACGGTGGCTCAGGTAATGCTACCACTTTTGGAGCTATTAGTGCAGCAGGAGGCGCAGGCGGTACTCGAAATGGAGTTGGAGGAGCAGGTGGAGCTGCTTCAGCTGGATCTGGTGCCGACCTTAACTTAGGTGGAGGCGCTGGAGCGCCTGGTGGATCTAATTCTAATGGTTATTTCGGAGGCCAGGGAGGTACTGGGGCATTTGGCGGAGCCGGTTCTGGAGCCTATACAGGAACAAACTACTCAACTGGCGGTAATGCTCAAACAGCTACTGGAGCTGGTGGTGGTGGAGCTTCTGGCGATTCGACACACTACGGCGCAGGTGGCGGAGCTTCTGGTGCCTTAGGTATTTCTTGGATAAATAACCCAGCAAGCACATACTCCTACTCTATCGGTACAGGTGGTAGTGGCGGGGCTGCTACTGGCCAGGGCGGAAACGGCGGTAGCGGTTTGATTATTGTAGAAGAGTTCTACGCTGCTGGACAGCAGGCAGTAGCCTCTTCTACTCCTACAAAACAAGTATTTACTTCGGGGTCTGCACAAACTTATACGACTCCCACAAGTCCCGCACCTTTATATCTTAAAATCAAAATAGTTGGAGGCGGAGGCGGGGGAGGCGGTGGCGGAGTCAACGCTGGTGGCCAAACTGCAGGCGGTGCCGGCGGAACTTCCACTTGGAAAGACAGCACTGGTACTACTACTTATCTTTCAGCTGGAGGCGGAGGCGGCGGCGGTACTGTGGGGTCTCCTGGGTCTACAGGCGGGTCTGCCTCAATAACTGCTCCTGCACTTCAAATTATAGCGGCTGGCGGAGCTGCTGGACAAGGCGGTAGTTTTACTGCCGGCGCTAGTGGTATTGGTGGCGGTCAAGGTGGAGCTTCTCCTATCAGCGGTAACGGTTACGGCGGTCCTGTCGCTGGTGTAGGCGGCGGAGCATTTGCTAACTCAGGTTCTGGAGGCGGTGGAGGTGGTACTAGTGCCGCCAGTACTTACCCTGGAGCTGGTGGAGCTTCTGGAGCCTATATTGAAGCAATTATTAATAATCCCGCTGGTTCATATCAGTACACAGTTGGTACAGCAGGTTCAGCTGGAGGCGCCGGAACTTCAGGCTCAGCTGGAGGCGCTGGTGCAGCTGGCTATATTGTGGTGGAAGAATACTACCCAGTCCAAGCTATTATCCCCGCTCCTAGATTCCCTACTGTTCAAAAATTCACTTCTAGTTCAGGTACTTACTCAACTCCCACTGGCGCCCTCTACCTCAGAGTAGTAGCTGTCGGTGGAGGCGGTGGAGGCGGTTCTTCAGGCTCTGGTTCTTTTGGAGCTTCTACAGCAGGCGGCAGCACAACTTTTGGTTCTGTTATCACTGCTGGCGGTGGAGCTGGTGGAGGCCAAGGCGCAGTTGTCACTGGTGGAACTATTAGTGTATCTGGTGGTAGTGGGACATCAGTACCTGGTGGTACTGGGGCAGGTGCAGGTTTTGCTGCGCTAGCCAATGAGTATACTTGTGGAAGCTCTGGCGGTAACTCTATCCTTGGCGGTGGAGGAGGTGGCGGAGCTGCAGGAACTAATGCAGGGGCTTCTGGTGCTACCAATACTGGTGGCGGTGGCGGTGGAGCTGGTTTAGCTAACGTAGCTGGTGGTAACTCGGGTTCTGGCGGTGGAGCTGGTGGTGGTTGTGACATCATTATCACTAATCCAGCAGCTACTTATGCTTACGCAGTAGGCGCAGGCGGATCTGGCGGAACTGCAGGAACTTCAGGCGCAGCTGGCGGTAATGGAGCCGCCGGTATTATCACAGTTTACGAGTATTATCAATAATTTAGGAGATTTTATGATCACAGTAAAACTTACACAAAAAGACGGTCAAACCTGGCAGTGCTATTTTGATAAACGCACACAAGCGGACGCTTGGGTAGCTGAAGAGCAGACTCGCCCATATTGGCCGAACTACGAAACGTGTGAAATCACTGGTGAGGACACTCCAGACCCAGTTCCTCCTCAAGAAGGCGGCCAATAATGAAACAAATTAACTGTTCAATCTTGTCTGACGTTGATACAGTGTCTCAAACTGGGGCAGCAGTAGATGCCGGCCAGCTGGTGTCTATGAGCGCCCACGCTTACTTTGGTGATGCGACAGCAGCCGGTACTGTAAAGCTCCAGGCTTCTAATGATCCAGACGCGCAGGGGCCTGTATCTGCCTTCGCACCGACTAACTGGGTAGACATCCCAAGTGCTACGGCTGCCATTACTGCAGGTGCACCTGCAATAATCACTATAGCCAATATGTCTTATCGCTGGATTAGGGCTGTATATACAAGGACTTCTGGCGGCAGTTCAACTATTAACGTAAACATGTTTGCTATTAGCACATAACAAGGAAATGACGTGTCTTTCTATCCTCTTAGTTCAGATCACATTGTTACCGCAGCTAGTATGGCTGTATCGGTTACGTCACCGGTACTCACCATTAAGTTACAGGATAACGTATCTTTCCAAGCTAAGTGGACAGGTTCACCAGTCGGTACTTTCTATGTGGACATCTCCATTGACTATGACCCTAATACAAAAAATCCTGGCACTTGGACTACGCTTCCTTTGAGCCCAGTAATCACGGCTTCAGGCACTCCTGACGACGCTTTATTCGAGCTCAACCAGCTCGGAATGCCTGCAGTAAGGCTCAGATACGTTCCTACCTCTGGCAGTGGCACCTTAGACGTCTGGTGCGCTGGGAAGGGAGTCTAATGAGTCAAGTCACTAGATGGCCTCCACAGTCCGGCGGCGGAGGACCTACCTCTGATGTCAATATCCACGATAGTTCAGGCAACGCGCTTACCTCAACTGCTGGAGCTTTGAACGTCAACACGACTGGTACTGCCACAGTATCTGGTACTGTTAGTACTGACTTGAACGGACTGGCTAACTTTAAGACAACGAAGTACACGATTAATACCTCGGCTGTACAGCTTGTAACTCCTGCGCTAACGAACCGCAGCAGTATTAGCTTTAGAGCCGTATGCACAGGTGGTAACGCCATCTACATCGGTAACAGCAACGCAGTCACTACGAGTACGGGGTACCCTTTGTTCAACGGTGAAAGTTTACAACTAGACCTGACTGGAGCTACTAGCCCTTACGCTATAGCCTCAGGAGCAGGCCAAACCCTTTACGTACTGGAGATAGGATAATGCCTAGGATTGGTAGTAGCGCTCCTCCAGCAAGTGGCGGCGGTAGCGGAAACGTAATAGGACCTGGGTCGTCAACAGACAAGGCTATCGTCCGTTGGGACGGTACTACAGGAACTTATATCCAGGATAGCCCTGGCACTTACGTACAGGACGGCGGGGCTGTAGAGGCGCAAGGTTTTATCACTAAACGGGTTATTGATACGAATGTTACGGTGCCAGGAGGATATACCTGGATAGCGCCCAACATAGAGTTAGACGTCGGAGGGTCCATTGTAATTGACCCTAACGGGCAATTGCTTATAGTTTAAGGAGATTTATGGCTTTCATTCCAGGTACTATACAAATACCGCTACTGTCTGGCACCCCGGTAGCTCCGCCCGTAGGCTCTGACATCCTTTATGTCAAGACAGACCAAGTCCTTTATCTCCAAGACTCTAACGGAGTTGAGTATCCTTTCGGCTCTACCAACGTAATCACCGCCTTGACTGGTGACGTTTCAGCTACTGGCCCTGGCTCTGCCGTTGCTACTGTCAATTTTGTAGGCGGTTCTAGCGCTTCTGCTGTTAACTCAGCGACTGTACTGGCAAACGCAGCTACAGCTCTCAATACAGCTTCTGCCATTGTCCGAAGAGACAGCTCAGGTAACTTTGCAGCCGGTACCATTACTGCTAACTTGACTGGTACAGCTACTAATGCTACAAATGCAGTAACCGCAGTTAACTTCTCTGGCTCGTTGTCTGGTGACGTTACTGGTACTCAGTCTTCTACTTCTATATCGTCTGCCACAGTAACAGGGAAGTTACTGACTGGCTTTGTTACAGGCATTAATACCCCTATTACAGCCTCGGACAGCATCCTGACTGCCTTTGAGAACCTCCAAGCACAGGTCAGCGCTACCGGCGGAGCGGCAATTACAGCCCTTACAGGGGACGTAACCGCCACGGGACCCGGTTCTGTTGCAGCTACGGTTGCTTTCGTAGGTGGATCTACCGCCTCAGCGGTAAATTCAGCCACTGTTTTGGCCAACAACTCAACCTCACTCAACACAGCCTCTCAAATCGTACGCCGGGACGCTTCCGGCAACTTCGCTGCAGGAACTATTACTGCAAACCTTTCTGGTAACGCCACTACTGCCACTACGGCGACTAATTTTAGTGGTAGTTTGTCTGGGGACGTGACAGGGACCCAGTCAGCTACTGTTGTATCATTCGTAGACAGCTACTCTGCAGCAGCCGTAGGGCAGTCAGTGGCCGATACTCAGGCCGCTACCTCTATCAATACGGCCTCTACCATCGTTAAACGCGATGCCTCAGGTAACTTCGCTGCAGGCACTATCACCGCTAACCTGACAGGGACTGCGACTAACGCGACGAACGCTACAACTGCTGTCAATTTTTCAGGCAGTTTGTCTGGTGACGTAACCGGAACTCAGACTACTACCTCAATCGCTTCTACAGTCGTTACTGGAAAGCTGTTGACTGGGTATGTAACCGGCATTAACACTCCGATTACAGCTACAGACTCAATCCTAACTGCCTTCGAAAACTTACAGGCGCAGGTAAGTGCAGGCGCTGGCTCAGCTATCACGTCTCTTACTGGGGACGCTACAGCTACTGGGCCAGGAGCAGCAACCCTTACCTTAGCCACTGTTAACAGTAACATAGGAAGCTTTGGCTCTTCTACTGCTATCCCTAGTTTTACGGTTAACGCTAAAGGTTTGATTACTGCTGCTAGCACTAGCGCTGTCATAGCTCCAGCAGGTACTCTGACTGGTACAACTCTGGCTTCTAACGTCGTGACTTCTTCGCTTACTGCTGTAGGAACGATTACCACAGGTGTTTGGAATGGAACTACGATTGATATCGCTCACGGTGGTACTAACTCATCAACCGCGTTGAATAATAACCGAGTTATGATTAGCTCTGGTGGCGCTATTGTAGAGGCCGCTGCGATTACAGCTAATCGTGCTCTGGCCTCCAATGCCTCAGGCATCCCTGTAGCAAGTGCCACTACTGATACCGAGCTTGGGTACGTCTCAGGTGTTACCAGTTCAATCCAGACTCAGTTGAACGGTAAACAAGCCACAGGTAACTACATTACTGCCTTGACTGGTGACGTAACCGCCACTGGCCCAGGCTCTGTGGCTGCTACAATCGCTAATAATGCCGTAACCAACGCCAAACTGGCTCAAATGCCTACTCTGACGTTGAAAGGTAACAATACAGGCGGTACTGCGAACGCTTCTGACCTGACAGTGTCTCAAGTTAATACAATGCTCGGCACTGTAACCTCAGTTACTGCCTCTTCGCCTTTGGCTAGCTCTGGTGGAGCTACTCCGAATATATCAATTTCAAACCAAAACGCTAACATAGTCTTAGCTGGTCCTACTTCAGGAGCTGCTGCGGCGCCTACGTTCAGAGCACTTGTCAAAGCTGACATCCCGCTTCTGACAACTACGACTAAGACGGCGAACTACACGATTACTACCTCTGACGATGTCATCTTTTGTGACACCTCAGGCGGCGCCTTTACACTGACTCTTCCTAGCCCAACTGGTAAGTCTGGTATGAAGTTCACAATCATTGATAAGGCAGGAGCTTTTAACACGAATAACTTGACTTTGGCCCGTAGTGCTTCTGAGAAGATCGAGGGTCTGGCAGCTAGTAAAGTACTCCAGACTAACTGGGGCTGGTTCGACGTAATCACTGACGGTACCGACTGGTATGTAGGTTAATATGTCCAGAATAGTAAGACAAACGTTTACAAGTTCAGGCTCTTGGACCGCCCCAGCAGGTGTCACTAAAGTCGTTGTGTGGGGCCGAGGAGGCTCAGGCGGCGGAGGCGGCGGTGGTGGCGGTGGAGGCGGCTCTACTACAACTGCTGCTCGTGGTGGAGGAGCTGGAGCGCCAGGCGGGTCAGTTCCTAGTCTTCCTTATCAGCTTACAGTTGTCCCAGGTACTTCTTATACAATCACCATCGGTACTGGAGGTACGGGTGGAACCGCTGGAGCTGGCGCGGTAGCCAACGCAGCGGGAGCTACAGGTACTGCTGGAGGCGCTGGAGGAGCGGGCTCTGCTTCTTCTTTTGGCTCCTTAGTGCAATTTCAGGGCGGTTCTGGCGGCATGGCAGGAACTGCTGGAGGTCTTGCTACTACTGGAGCAGGCCCCACAGTCGGAGGCTACGGTCTATTTGGTTTAACCCCAATATTCGCATCCAACAGCGGTAACGGTGGATCTGCCAACGCGGCAGGTGTCACTGGGGATGCTCCAATCCAAGCTCTTTCTCCTTTCTTTACTACAGGCACTGGAGCCGCAGGCGGCGGAGCCGGCGGTACAGGTGGGGGAGGAGGCGGCGGAGGTACAACCGCTCCTCCTGCAGGCGATGCCAACGGGCCTAACGGCACTAGCGGCGGTAACGGTGGAGCAGATCAAAACGACGGTAACGCTGCACCTTCTGCCAACGCTGCCATATCAGGTTCTGGTGGTGGCGGAGGCGGAGGAGGCGGTGGTGGAGGTCGTAAAACTACCACAGGCTCCAATGGTGGAGCTGGAGCAGCAGGCGCTGCTGGGTCTAACGGACAAATCGTAGTTGAATGGGTAGAGTAAGTGTCTAGAATTATTCGTCAAACCTTTACAAGCTCAGGTTCTTGGACTGCACCGGCTGGAGTGACAGAGATTACTGTCATTGGTCGTGGCGGTTCAGGCGGGGGCGGTGGAGGAGGAGGCGGTGGCGGAGGTTCCACTACTGCTGGTTCTCGTAGCGGAGGAGCTGGCGGTCCTGGAGGACCATGCCCCAGTATGAGACATTTTCTTACCGTAGTGCCTGGAACAACATACACTATTACTATCGGGGCTGCGGGCTCAGCTGGTACCGGCGGTAACGGCGGAGCCGTAAGTGCTACTGGAGGCGCAGGCGCTAACGGAACCGCAGGAACATCAGGTGGGGCTTCGACTTTTGGGTCTCTCATGTCATTCGGTGGAGGCTCGGGCGGAGGCGCTGGTATTCGTGGAGCCATCAACGCCACAGGTACTGCGGGAGCCTCAGGATACGGTGTTTTCCACACCCAGGGCGGTATGAGCGGAGCAGGGGCTGTAGCAGGAGCTGACGGCGGTAAGCCTGCCAACGGTATTGGTACCGTAGGAGCGGCCACTCCTTTCTTTACCCAGGCAGCCGGCGGTAACGTAGGTACTGGAGGCGGAGCTTCAGGCGGCGGAGGCGGAGGCGGAGCAGCCAATGGCGGTTCTGGTGACGACGTAGCCGTAGTTGGAGCCAATGGCGGTAACGGTGGAGCAGCCGGCGTAGCTGGAAGTGCTGGAGCCAATGCTACTACTCCTAACGCTGGAGCTGGGGGCGGTGGTGGCGGAGGCGGAGGAGCTGGAGGCGCCTTAGCAGTCACAGGTACAGCTGGTGGTAAGGGCGGTAACGGAGCTGCTGGTACTACAGGTCAAATTATAGTAGAGTGGGTAGAGTAATGAGATACTTTGCAATTGTTAAAAACAACATCGTAGAGTCAGTCATCGTATCTGAAGAAGCCCTTCACATCGAAGGCGCTGAACTCATTGAAGTTTCAGAAGATAAACGTCCTGGACCAGGCGACAGCTACTACGCCGAGTCTAATACTTTCGTAGCTAACGATACAACATTGAACTTAATCGAAGCGACTCCTCCTGAACACCTTCTGACAGGTACTGACGAGGGTTTTCCTCCTTTCCGCATCTCTAAGTACGAAGTAAGCTACGAAAGTGGAATAGTTACAATAGGTTGTAAAAAGTATTCTGCTCGAGGCCTCCTGGACGCACTGCATAAGGTCCTAGACAAAGACCACACAGTTACCTCTCACTTCGAGGTAAGAGACGAAGGTCCAGCTCACGGTAAGTTTGGTATCACCTGGGATGACGCAGAACAGCTCTATGCTGCCCTGAAAAAGGTGAAACTATGATCTACGCCCAGATCAAAGATCAAAAAATTGTGAACATTATAGATCTTCAAGATATTACCTTGGTGCCTTTGTTCCTAGACGGTTTTGATGATATTGTTCGTATTGACCTCCTAGACCCTACTCCAGGTATAGGCTGGAGCTACGTGAACGGTACTTTTACTGCTCCTCCAGACCCGAACGCGGTGCCGCACAGCGTGACTCCTCGACAAATGCGCCAAGCCCTGGTTCTTATGGGTGTTTATGACCAGATTCAACCTGCCTTCGACACTCTTCCTGAGCCTATTAAGACTTTGGCTACTATTGAGTGGGAGTATTCCTTGGCCTTTGAACGTAACAGACCCCTCGTTAGCCAGGTAGCAGCAGCTTTAGGCTGGACTGAAGACCAGCTAGACAGCCTGTGGAGGTTCGCAGGTACTCTATGACCATCACTATAGGCGCTTCCCGCAATAACTGCAAGATAGGTTCTAGGCTTCTCCAGTGGTGGATGGGTACAGACTACTCCCACGTGTTTGTTTCATGGGATTTACACACTCAGGAAAGAACTATTGTGTACCACGCTGCCCACGGGATGGTACATTTCAAGTCTCTGACCAATTTTTTTATAGACGACGAGATTACCCACCGGGTAAAGCTGGAACTTACAGACGAGCAGTTCAAGAAGCTTAGCCAAACCTGTATTGACCTAGCCGGTATTCCATATTCTAAACTGGAATTACTACAGATATTCCTCTGTGATATTACCAAGGGTCGTATTAAGACGGAGGACCAGCCAGGTTATATTTGCTCAGAGCTTGTCGGCGAGCTACTCACAGATTTAGGTTATAAGTTCAATAAACCACAATACTTACTTACCCCTAAGGACATAATGGAGGCGCTTTCAGCGGTGTAAAATGGAGAAGAAATTGGATAAAATTGCAGAAGACATCAGCGAGATAAAAACGACTCTAGCTGAGCAGCATATAACCCTGAAAGAGCACATCAGGCGGACAGAGCTACTTGAGTCAGACTTACATCCCATCAAGGTGCATGTAGCTAAGGTTGAGGGCGCTTTCAAGCTCATCATGGCTTTAATAGCTATCGCAGCTGCAATAGGAGCTTTTCACAAATGAAAGATTTTCTTTTAAAACTCATATCCGAGAAGTCCGATATATCGTCAATGCGCGTAATGAGCCTTTTTAGCGTACTTTCAGCTACAGGCCTAGCTGTCTACGGCATTAGCAAAGGACAGCCCCTAGACGCCCTCAGCATCTTATGCGGGGTATTTTTAGGCGCCGGCTTTGGCGGTAAGGTTAGCCAGAAGTTTGCCGAAAATAAGGAGCCAAAAGAATGATAGCCATGAAAGAACTCCTAGGTGGCAGGACTATAGCCGATATTGAGCACTCGGCTCAGCTGAACCTAGACGAATTGCTGAAGCGGATAAACGTCATTAGGGAAGCCTGGGGCAAGCCCATGACTGTCACCAGTGGCTTCCGCGACCCTCAGGACCAGCTCAGAATCTATAGGGCTAAAGGCATTCCTGACAACAAGATTCCTATGGGGAGTGCGCATCTAAAAGGCGCTGCTGTAGATATTCTAGACACTGACGGCAGTTTGATGCAATGGTGCAGGGACAATGTGCCTTTGCTGGAAAAAACTGAACTCTGGTGCGAAGATGACCCTTCAACTCCCAGAGTCCACTTTCAAATCTACCCTCCCGGAAGCGGCAACAGATTCTTTAAACCCTGATTTCCATTACATGATTGCCGACAACCAGATATCCTTCCCCTGGACAGATGTACCTGTCTGGATAAATTTTAACATTGCAATATATTATGTACTTTCCCGCCGGAAGGTTCAATTCATTCTCTAAGGACAGGTAGTCCTTGTTGGATAAAATACAACTATCTGGCCAACCGTAGTGTTTATCCGCCGCTTCAAAAATATTAACTAATTTTGTATGAAAATTAGTGCCTACTCCCGCCCCAGCACTTCCATTAGCTCCGCCGCTGCCCAGTCCTGTTGTAGGGACAGATACGTACCCTTTACGCGCAGTAAGTACTCCCGTACCGGTTTGATATTTTATGGCATCTAGCGCGTGTTCCATGTTAATTTTAGTAGCTTCAATAAACGCAGCTTTTCCGTCCCAATTTTGTTTCTTCATTCCACATAAAGCACAGTGTTCGTAAGACTCGGTGAAACCTTCGTACATTGACCATTTATGATCACAGCCCATTTTTCCTCCTGATTAAAAGTGTTACGTGCGCCATCAAAAGCCTAGCGTTAATGCCCGGCTCTGAGCGCATGATATTGAACATAGTAGTGCGGACTTCTTGAGCTTGGTTTTTGTACAACTCAAAAAACTCTTCGATAGCTACAATGTCAGCAGCTTCTGAGTCGCACATGTTGCTTAGTGATGAATTTTTAGTCTTTTCCATTATTTTCCGATCCTCCCGTTAGGTACAAAAAGCCAATAAATTAAGAATACAGCTGCTAATCCGATAACCCAGTACGGCGAGATCATTTCATTTTCCTTCGACCTTGTAAGTCTACTTGATCTTCTGTCACGTCGCCGTCTATATATCCGTGGAACAGTTCTTTTTCGTCCTTGTAAAGCCTTGGACCTTTCCACTTAGCCTTCATAGCCCTCGAGTTTGAGGAACGCCAGCTTATATAGGTAAAGTAAAGGTAGGCAGCCATTATTCCCATTAGAAATTCCATGGTAAAGCTCCAGTCGTTTCATGAAGTCAGTTTTCTTGTAGAGATACATAAGTAGCTTAGCCGTAGGGCTCGGGTACTTATGGCAGGCTTGTAAAAGGCCTAGAGCCAGCATGTTATCCGCGCTCCAAATATTTAGAAAAGTGCTACTCCTGAGCAGCATATCCAAACCATAGCCAATGTCCGTAAACCAAGTGACCAAGTACGACAAGGGTCCCAGAAGGCCCCTAGCATACACTGAAAGCTCCTGGAGGATAGGCGGGTCTGGGATGTGGTACCGCTTCTCATCCGGCTCATAGTAATTCTGGTGAAAGCTAAGGCGCAGGGTCTGGCGTACAAACACAGCCAGGAGTTCTTTAGGGCTTAATGCCATCTTAATAATCGACAGCTGGTCCCTACTGGTACACCTGGGGTCAGAGCCCCAGTAACCAGCCTTATCGGACCGCGCGTACTTACCCCAGGATGTCTCTAACTGACGGGGAAACCCTAGGCCGTAAGTAGCATGGGCCATTAGAGTGAGTGCAGGGTCATTTATAAGTGACAAAAGCGTGTGGACAGTACCCATGCGCTGAGCGCTGTCGCCGGTATCCCCATCCTTTTGGCAAAGGATGCCTGTAGGAGATAGATAATTAGGAAGACTTTGAAGAAATTGCAAACCTAACTGAGCTTCTAATTGGGACATGCTACCTCCTAATTGGGACATATTTAGGACACCAGTCGCTGTGGATGCCCTCACCAACACTGTCGACTCCACATTCGCATTTATAGGGATGAAAGTCAAACAGATTTAGTTGCTCAGGCTCAGACATCTCATCCCAGTCCATTTTGTGTCCACAATCGACACACACGTAGTCTGGGGCGAAATATACATGGCTACAGGCCTTCTGCTTAGGAGTCATGGTTCACCACGTAAGGAACCCACTGTTTGTACTGGCTGGTAGGCATCTTAAGCAGTTGGGCCTCATCGTCAATCATAAAAGGCGGGGTCCCGTAATGCTTATGCCCATGGATGTTGTACCAGATAACCGTTAAGTGAACCCAGTCTTCGCCTGGAGCAGGGATTATAGACTCACAGAGAACGTGAGCGGCTACATCCTGCATACTGGGGTGTTTAACCAGAATCATAACTCCCCCAGATTTACCACGGTTCCGTCTTCCCAGTCTTCCGGACTCAGGTAGAAGCTATTATCAAAGGCGTCATATTTGACGTAAATCTGCTCATTGTTAGGCCAAAAATGATCACAATTGCCCTTTTCATCACCAGGGGGCGCTGCAAAATATGTCTGGTACGAAGAAGGTTTCGCCGTTTTGCGGTAACAAACCCCTCGCATAGGGCACTTGCCGCTGCTACACATCGAAATGTCTGGCATATCATCCCCCGTACTCTTTAATGATCTTAGTCTTGTTCTTGAGAAAAGCGCCCTTGCAAGACTCGAACTGTGTGTCTCGGATAACACCGTTCTTGTCTACGGAGCAGTTCATAAGAAAAAAGACGCAGGCCGTCTTTTCAGGTGTCTCAAAGATTTCTTTCTGCTCTTTAATGCTACAGAACTTGATGATTAGGCTGGCAAGTACTTCGGGAGTCATTCTGCCCCCTTAGTGATATCGGCTTTGTTAGCGTTATAGTACTTATTGCAGAACTTGATGTCATTGGTGCGCTTCATACAGTCAGACATGTAGGTCATACATGCGTAAACCGTGTTGTCCCCACTAACCAGCTGTCCTTGCCAGAAAAGCCCACAAGTCAGCTCAACCTCGTCAGTCATGTTAGCGTAGACTATCGCGCCCTCAGACACGTAAGAGGCCAGCATAATCGCCAGCACACTCATTCCTTTGATAACGTCGTTTCTATACTTTCTCATAATCCCTCCTTTAATAACTATATCACTCGATTACTTCAACTCCAAGAGTTTCGAATAAACCGACCAGAGTTGAGACAACTACAAAACCAGACCCAACAGCTGTGTTTACAGCCACTACCAACGGTCCAATTGGAGTCGTTCCTACGACAGGGCCCCCAGACATACCTGGGTACATCAGGCCAGGACCAGACAAATGCTCAAAGAAGACCTCAAGGCGTCCTACCGGGTAACATGCGAAGTTCGCACCCCAAGGGAAGCCGCAAGTCATGACCGCAGACGAGATTGAAAGCGCTGGGATAAGGTCATTTGGGTTAGTAACAATCTGTACCTTGGTGAAATCCTTGAAGTTTCCTTTAACCAAGGCGTAATCTGCTCGGTTGTTAACCGCAGCTGCAAAAGCCTTGGTAGCTTCCTTATGGTTGTCGGCCAAAGCAATGCCTACTACGTTAATTGGTGTCTTGCGGATGCCTACGTGCCCGTGCAAGGGGTCCAGATTGATAAGGCAGTGCGCAGCAGTCAATACGTAATCGTCGCTGATAACGGCACCGGAACAAAAAAAGCCGTGGGTCGGAGACTCTAAGCGAACAGCTGCGTCAAACGTCTTAACCGAGTAATCCTGGATTTTAGAGAACGCCGGAAGGTCTCCATTAGTCTCAATCATTGCCGGGATGGCAGTTTTAACGGCGATAATGCCAAGAAAGATGTTAACCACTGAAATCAGGGTTACGACTGCGCATACTCCGAGGACAAACTTAATAGCTTTCATTCTATCTCCAGTTTAATAGGGGTTACTCCATACTCGTCTCTCAGGATAGTACACTGCTCCCGGAAGTGGCGCAAGGTAAATTTATGGCTAGGGTCCTTAAAAAGGATTATTTTAGCCGATTCTTTCCCGGCGTACTTCCTAACTGCTCTGCCGACTTGCTGCATGAAAGCCGACTTAGCCTTTCCTAGCCCAGCTATAATTACGTACTCACAAGGTTTTGTGTCTACGCCTTCGCCCAAGATGCCTGTGGTCCCGATAATGGCTTTCAACTCCCCTTCATTAAACATTTGGATGTAGGCTCTGGAGTCGTCGTCCTGGCCGTGCACGAAAGGAATGTTAGTAAGTTCCGATATAGCTTCGCCGTGCTTGATCTCTTTTACCAGGCAGAGGGTCTTGGCCTTTCGAAGGCGGGACAGCAATAGGGCTATGTATTCGTTCCGAGCCGTGTGGTTGACCACAAGTTCACTGTAAACCTGAGCCCAAGTATAAGCGTCTGTCTTCTGTTTTGGGAGTTCCAGGTAATAGGCCTCTACAGGTACGATATAACCTTCTCTTATAGCTCGCTTATAGGTTAGGTTATAGATGATGTCTCCAGCAATGCCCTCAAACAGGAGATTTTCTTCCCGGTTGTTACGGAAAGGGGTGGCGGTCATAAAGAACCGGTAGTAAATCCCCGTCCAAACGCTCTTATTGAGCTTCTGGTAGGTTTTGGCGGCCACATGGTGGGCTTCATCAATAATCAGGCAGTCGAAGTCTTTGGCGGTCTGGAGGGCCTTAGAATCAATGTTCTCGACAGTCACCTTACAATTCCCGTTTAAAACGCCGTAAAGGTCCTTCTGGAGCTGTTTCTTGATCTCTAGGTTAGGTACTACCACCAAGGTACGCACGTTGAACTGAGAAGCGATTAGCGCTATTACGAAGCTCTTTCCTGTACCTGTCGGCATAGAAATCGTGCCGCGCCCGTTGAGCATGGCGTTATGTACAGCCTCAGATTGAGCTGGGTAGGGTTTCTGTCGGGTTTCCAGGGGTAGGGCCTGGGTTTCAGCAGGCTGTTTGCGGGTGTCGCGGTAGGTAGCCTCTAGCTTCTCAGATCTCAGGAAGATCCCTAGCTTACCTAGTAGGCCGGTAGGGAAGGACCCTCGGTTATCGATAAGGAACTTAACCCGTGGGAAATTCCCACCAGCAAAGTAGGCAGCCTGGGCGTCTGTCTTATAGGAAAAGTACTGTTTAAGACGCCCAAACTGCTGGGCTGTTAGCCCTTCTATCTTACTGAAACTATTATCGATAGTGACCTTAATCATTATACCAATCCTACCATTTTAAATACTACCCAAAAGAATACGTAGTACATAACAAACTTTACTGCTACACCTAGTATTGTGTATTTTTCTTCTTGGTCTTGTTTCTTGTTCATATGTCCTCCTGAGTTCAATATAGCTCTTCTAGCCCTAAAGTTCTATACAAAAGATTTTTACGTATTGTCTTGACACAACCGCTCTGCCGTAGTTATAATACCTTAAGGCTTCTACTTAAATTCTTTTTTTTGTTGTTTTTTTAAATCAAGCAATATATGTGCTAAGACATTATGCCTTAGATCTAGCCAGAAAGTTACAAAAACAGTAACTTATTGGACAAAATACTTGCATTACTCTGAAACATGTGTCATTCTGAATACAGTTTTTCCCTCCGTTGGCCCTTAGGTAACTCCCCCCCTCCTACCTAAGGGCCTTTTTATTTGTAAAATATGAACTTTTGAGATAGAGTATCTTCAGGAGGAAATATGAAAATCGAAAAATTACCATTCGGCATTGACCAAGCATTCCTTAACACACTGAACACTATGGACACTGAGGCTTTAAAGTCTTTGGTAGTACAGCTCGAAGGCCAGAAGGAAGAAGCTGAGCTTATTAAAGAAACGCCTGGGTATATTGAGGCTAAAGACGCTTATATGCTGGTAAGAGGCCCCTACGTGGATACCAAGAAGGCACTTAAGAACAAGACTAAGCTGGTTATGGAGCGACTGAAAGAGAAGGGCGGAGTATAATGAACTACACAAATAGCCGCTGTGTCAGGATCATAGGCGAGATCAGCGAGGGCGCTTTTGAGGACTTCTCTAAGCGTTTGAACGAGCTTGAGCACCAGTCTGACAAGCCGATCCATGTAGAGATCTGTTCTGGAGGCGGTATCCCTGAAGCCGCCTTGGCTTTCTACAGCCGCATTCGTTTAAGCCCTGTTGACATCTACGTGTACGTGTACGGGCATGCTTCAAGCGCAGCTAGCCTTATCGTAGCAGCCGGTGACAAGCGCTTTATGACTAAAGAGGCCTGGATCATGGTACACGAGGAGAGCAATGAGATCGAAGGAGACGTAAAGAAGTTTGAGACTGAGGTAGAGCAAATGCGCAGAGCCGAGAACTTCTGGAATGAGCTCCTAGCGGCTAGGACTAAGACAACTGCGCGCAGCTGGGCTGGTATGAACCACGAGACAACCTACTTAACTGCTGAAGAGTGCTTAGAGCTAGGCTTGATTGACGAGGTAATATGAAAATCAACCTAGATGATTTAAAAAAAGCAATTGACTGGTTTCGAGCAAACACAAATCAAGTAGAAGTGACAATTTACGCAGGCGAGGGCAACAAGCTTCGCCTCACTGCTTTTGACCGTAATGATGCTGAAGTAGAAGTTACACTGTACAACTGCGGTGAGATCTTACCCAAGATCAAAAAGACTGAGGTGTTACGATGAGCAATGACAAACTAAACAAGCAGCGGGATGAAGCGAAGAATAAATGGCGAGCCTTTGCCTGTGAAGAAGACGGGGGCTGCATTGAAACACCTGATGAGGTTTTTGATGCGGGCTGGGACGCAGCTTTGAAAGCCGCCGCTGAGCTTGCGCCGGAGTTTGATGAGCAAGCCGTGCAAGAATATTATGAAAGTGATGGCGATGAAATTGGTTATATGGAATGCGCTCGCTGGCAATATGAGCAAGACAAAGCGACGATTGGCGCGCTGAAGGCTGAAAATGAACGGCTTAGTCAATCAAAACCTAAATATAGAGAGCACACTTTAGACTATCACATAATTCATGTCCGAGATTTTGAAGACCTTGTGCATGCTCGCGCCCAGGCCGACGCGCTGGCTGAGGCGTTGGAGCAAATAGCTCAGTACCACTCACACGCTCCGGAGCTTAACCGAATTTTCGAAATAGCGCGCGCGGCACTGGCCAAATACCGAGGTGAGAAATGAAGCTTCAGTGTACTAAATGTTTTCACATAACAACTCCCATCCTAAAGATGGGAGGCTTGATCTGTAGGAACTGTCGTGTCATACTCAGGTATCCTGGATCTCCAGAATACTCAGAAGTGTTTGAAGCACAGAAGCCTAAAAAGGAGAAAAA